AATTTCCATCTTTGTCCTTATCAGCCATTGGTCCGACAAGGGTATCAAGACAGACAAGGTACGATGCCATTTCCACACTGTCGTACAGGTTCTCAAACAAGTGTCCTTCGACGCAGTGAACTACCTTACACTTTACGGTGAGTGGATCGATACCTTCAATTTCGAATCGTTTTGGAAACTTCATGACTAAGCCCTCATCAACTTACACTGAATTGAAAACATGCGGGTCTCGACTTTTCGAAGCTCTTCGGTAATAGCGTTCGCCATCTTCTCTGACAGGTTGACATCAACCAGCAACTTCCAAAGCTTCTCTTTTCGTGCTTGTAATCTTTCCAAAATCGACTTCATTTCGTTCTGTGACATAACCGATCTCCTATTACAGTGAGCTAACTACAGTGTGAACAGGCTTATAGAACCCATCAGACAAAAGTGGATTGCAGGGTTCAAATGCAACTTCGACGACGATCAGATCGCCCGGATCGTTTCTGAATTGGTGGGTGTCTCGAATAGACTTGGCTTTCTTTCGTGCAGCAGTGAGGGTCTTATACTGCTTATTGCGTCCGTAGTCGTTATAGAGGAAAGTTCGACCACACTTCTGGAGGACTAATGAATGACCAGCTTTATTCATGTACTTGACGAGGAAATATTTTGTCATAGAAAACCTTTTCTCTTTACCTTACAAAACCAGTATAACACAGGTTCCACATGGATTGCAAGAAATATTCCTTACGAGAAACCCGTAGAACCAACTACTCAGAAACACTAATGATTTCGTGCGTCTTAGGATCGTTCGTATGTGTATTGTACGATAAACCTTGGAAAATCATTGGCTTGAAGCCCTTGTAATTGTCATGACCCATCGTCTTATGGGTTATGGTCAGCTTATGATCAAGCTTGATCACGTGACGAAAGTGAGCACCGATTGGCGTACTCTCGATCACCGTACCACTGTATGCTAACCCGTAGTACTTACCAGTGACTTTCTTTCCGAGGAGGCTTCTGTTTAATGCTGTTGTCATATCTTTTTCTCTTTATCTTATAGAACCAGTGTACCACACAATCCACACAGAATGCAAGAAATATTCGCTACGCAATTCTCGTAGAGAACCATTCAAGCATTTAAGCTACTTAGTCGCCCTTGCCATCTCAACAATCAACTCGATAATAGCCGCAGCGTGTTCCGCAACCGGACCCAATACCGCCTTGTCCCTAATACCCTCATTGGTCAACTCGATGAAACGAGCATAGTGCCGATCTCTCTCAGCAGTATGAAACTCTATTCTCTCTCGTATCTCAGTTACAGTCATAAGCTCTTGAAAAATTTAGGGAAGCAGGAAGGGCTCGAACCTTCAACTCTTTTACTCAGTAAATGATCAGTTTACTGAAGAGTCCAACCTAACCTCGCTCGGTCTGCTTACGCATGACTCAAAGGGATCAATCTTCGAATCAACCGAGGGTTGCAACTTCTATTATAGTATCTCAAATATCCACATGGAAGTCAAGAACTATTTCCATGTCAAAATGAACCTGGACTACGAAAATCTCGTATCGGAACGTCCAACCACTTCAGCAACTTACAACCAGCGAATTTAATGTAATGAGCGAATACACCCACAGACCCAGCCTACCATCAATAGGATTAGCGGAACAGAAATTGTCTAGCTATTAGTATCAGCAGGAGGCTCAGCGTTCCTCTTCACGCACATGCCTTGAATATCTTCTACCGTAAGGACTTTCTTCACCTTACTTGACACAAGCGCAAGAGCTTCTTGATATGCAGTGATGCCGGCAGGAGTTGTTAAGAATTTTGTTTGAAAATCTTCCAGAGTTCCTTCAGGATTATCCTTCAAGTACGCATGGTGACACACAGTGAAAGCTACGTTGGAAATCCTTGCAGTGAAAGGCGGCACGTACTTCTCTAATACAGAAGGGAGGAGTTTGTCGAACTTCAGAAATTCGGGCACGTCAAGAAAAAAATCCACACTCCGATGATCAAAAATATAAACCAAAGCCTCAACTTTTTGGATCGCCTGCATGATTAGTGGACCTCGGAAAACGACATTTTACGACTTTCTAAAGTGGGCGGTTTTGGAAAGGTTTCCGTTCTCACACCCTCTGTACCCTCTATATAGGTTACTTCTGAAGGTGCTCATTGAAGACGATCATGCCTCGGCTGTCAGGGTATGCAAGGGTCTTATAGTTGTAGTTGTCTATGATATACTGCTGAAACTTCAGTATGTTTTCTTTCTGTATGCTACGGTCTACGAAGTCGATGTAGATGGTTTGGTCGGTGCCGGTTATGGTGTATGCAATAAGGTTGTGACTCTTTGCTCTATTGAGTTCTGTGATAAGTATACCGTTTAGTGGACTTGTCTCGTTCATAGCTGTCTACCTGTGTTTAGTGGTAAATGTACATCTTGTCACCTAGAGCACTGAGAGAGGTGGTATAGTTGTATCGCACTGAGAGGTAGGTTTGTAGCGTTCGTTTGTTCTTATCACTCACCGATTCATGGAAATGAACAATCGTCGTAGACTGGTACTTACGCATGTGGGTAATGACTCGTTCTCTGAGTGCTAGTTTGAGTGCTCTGTCTAAGTCTGTCGGCAGCATATGGTGTTAGTATACCAAACTCGACTGGTTTTGTCAATTTGTGGATTTTTTGTGGTTACTCATCGTCGAGTGAGTCTAGGTTAAGAACTTGTGCAGCTTGTTCACATAGCTCTCTTCCACGTTCTTGTGAGGTGTCTGTACTGTTTGTGGATTCTGCGTGAATTTCTGCTATTCGTCGCCATGTGCAGCCGATGTCTCTCAGTGCTTTGATCAGTGTTGCTTCAAGGTGTGTCATGGTCTCACTCGTATCAGAACCTTGTGCTCACCTGCATATGCGACGATGACGTTATCACACTCTGTCTCTAGGTACTCGATGAGCTTGTCTTGAGTCTCTTGTGACATGGGGTGGGTGGTGTTGAACGTAATGTTTTGTGGATAGAGCGACAAGTGTGGAATGACTACATTAGCGATTAAGTTCTGCTCATACGCTCTCTGTAGGTCTTGCACTAATTGTGGAAACGAGGTTCGCATCGTCTACAACTTCATCGTGTCGTGCTTTACTGTGAGTGCTTGCAGTAGTGCATCATCATCATGAAACTGACCAAGCATTTTGAGCTGGTCATTGTCATAGTACAACACCACGTTACTAGCGGTGATAATCGCTACCAAGATTGCATCGTGGTGAACAACCCTGATGCCATCTGAAGTTTCAGTTATCGTGTAGTGTGTCGGTCTCATACGATCTCTCTACAACTTCTTCAAGTCTGAAAACAACACATCAATCAACATGCTCGTCATGGTCTCGGTGTCTGCATTTAGGTCGTTCAGTGCTCGTGCAATCTGTTGGTGCTTCAATTCTGGAAACTGATCACGTACCGCATCAGATACATTCTTCACAGCGATAGCATAGTTTGACCCTGACGTGATGTTGAGCTTTGAGGTGCGAGAGAGGTGTTGTGAGATAAGGTCTTTCAGTAGCGTGTAGAGCTTCTGGTGTGCTTCAGTGCGAGCTTTATATCTCTGTAGAAACTCGTGTGCTGCTTGTGGATTCGACTGGTGCAACTGCTTGTACCTAGCTTTTGCAGCAAGGTTGCGACCTAGTACTTCAACGGGGTCAAGAGCTTCAGTAAGGTATTGCGTAAAGCGTTTCATATCCATATTTCCGGCGGGTTGAGCTTTATCGTACTGTACGTGTACACCATCACGGTGCTGATGCTATAGTCGATAAAGAGTGTGGTTCGGTAGTCATAGTGAGTTTGAATATAATGTTGAATTCTTTCTACGGTCGTTTGTGACACCCCATAGAACGTGATCTGAAGCTCATACTCATTGAATATCTTAAACTGCAACAGGTCACGTTGTCGTGCTTCTGAGAGTTCGTGAATGAGGGTGGGTGCTATCATGATGATGTGTGATGGGGGTTATTTCCAGTTTCCAGAAAGTCGTTGTCGTGCATGGTTCTTAAAGAACACGTGTACTCGTTTGTGTGCGATTACTTGCTTGAGGTGATTTGGTGACATAGCGTCAACGTCTGCTTTAGCTGAAATTTGATTCGGCGAACTTGGACCACCATTACTGCGTCTTGCGAAGTCTTTCAGTTGTGCATCAGTGAGGTCGTCTGCGGTAAGGGTGAGTTGAAGACTCTTGATGTAGTCTTTGCGTTCTTGCTCTGTTGATTCTTTCAATGTCTTTTCAACGTGCTGAAGTGTTGCAACGGGTATATCGTAGTGGTCTGCAACAGCGTTGTAGAGTTCTTGTGTAGATTTGAACTTGGCTCTGTTCGCATCAAGCACCTTCTTAAATGCTCTAATCTCATCTCGTGTAAGGTCTGTTGGATCTTTCTTGGTTTTGCGACTGATGTAGTTTGATGAGTTGCCGTGAAATTGTTGCAGTGCAGCAGCGTAAGCGTCAGATGCTTTTGATTCGGTGAGGTCTGCGATGTAGTGCTTGAAGCGTTTCATACGTAGAGGGTATTTATTGTGGCTGGCGAGGTAGGGATCGAACCTACGACGATCTGATTAACAGTCAGACATTCTTCCACTGAATTACTCGCCAGTGTGTCGGGGTAGCAAGATTCGAACTTACGACCTCCTGTTCCCAAAACAGGCGCTCTAGCCGGGCTGAGCTACACCCCGATATAAAAAATGGCGGAACCGATGGGACTTGAACCCACGACCTCTCCCGTGACAGGGGAGCGTTCTAACCACTGAACTACGATTCCGTATATCATTATGTATGTGTGTGTTTCCAACGGGAGTCGAACCCGTGTTACCTGCGTGAAAGGCGGGTGTCCTAACCACTAGACGATGGAAACATACTGAGTGGAGCCACTAAGTGGCACACTGTACTACTTAGTGTATCAAACGAGATCGTTTCTGTCAATACCTATATTTTTGTGGAAGCACAATTTTCTGCCATTGTGGATTTTCGTACAAAATTCACCCCACATAAATAGTAGACTACTATGAAACGATTCATTCATTACCTCATTGAAGCGACCATGACACCGAGCGATGCACTCAAGGTTCTCGGTCTCTCACCACACTTCACACCAGATCAACTCAAAGACGCATACAAGAAAGCTGCGATTGCAAACCACCCCGACAAAGGTGGCAGTGTTGTCATGATGCAAAAGATCAACGTAGCACGAGATGTGCTTTCACACTTAGCGACAACCAACGCCACACAACACTCGTCGCCCTACCAAGATGACGATGATTACCAAGATAATACAGCGCCATTTCCACAGCGAAAAACGATCACGTATCCTGAAGTGTTTGAACTTTTCAGGAAAAATTTTGACGCAGATGTTATTCGCATCACATCGAATGTGTCTGAAGCTAGGTTGCCATTCACCAAACTAAACAAAGGTGAGAATGAATTCTTTCTTGTTATTCGAAGACAACAGAACAACCTCGGCAACGAGTATCTTGTCAAGGGTATTATGCAAGTTAGAGGTTCTGGCAGAAAAATGATACTCAGCTTCTCTAATGACAATGACGATATGGTTTTCTGGGAAAGTCGTGACAGCGTTCTCTGGGCAATAGCACAACTCAAGAAAGTGGTTTCTGCAACCAGCACCACATTCAATGCACAAGAGTTGAAAGCTGCCCTGAAACTGTACAAGCAGACAATGACTAAGATCGACAAAAATATTCAGTAATTATCGATTCTGATATGCTTCAAGAGCGTGTCGTAATACATCAGTCGCACTAATCAAATCTTGCACCGATACCACAAATGCAATTCTTACGTAGCTCTTCGATTGTGGCTTTGAGATGAAAAATCCATGTGCAGGTGCGAGAGCTACCGTGTTACCGTTGTGTGAGAATTCACCGAGCATGAACTTGCAGAAGTCTGCACTGTCTTTTACCGGCAGTTTTGCAAACACGTAAAACCCACCTTCAGGCACACACACCTCTACATCAGGTATAGTGCTAAGGTTCGATATGAGGGTTGCTCTACGTTCTGCATACTCACGCACTGTTTCTGTCAAGTAATTGTCGGGTATGGTATTGAGCATGTGCGCTGCTGCAATCTGTTCAACAATAGGTGCAGACACACGAGTGCCGGCAAAATTGGTAGCTGCTGCAATAAAGTTTTCGTTATGTGAGATGATGCAACCAATACGAGCACCACAGAGACTGTATCGTTTTGAGATGCTATCGACAACAACCACTCTATCACTGTGTGGTGCAATTTCTAACGCACTTGTCGGTTTCGTATCGTAGACAAACTCACGATACACTTCATCAACAATCAAAAACAGATCATGTTGTTCGCATATGTCAAGCAACGTGCGAATCTCAGCTTCTGTGAATACCGTACCTGTTGGATTGTTTGGATTGCATATGAGAATTGCTCTCGTTTTCTTGGTGATGCACTTCTCAATCTCGTGCTTATTCACAGGCGCATGAAACCCAGAATCAAATGAGCACTGAATGACGTTCAAGTTGATACCAGTCATGGTTGCAAACCCAGTGTAGTTTGCATACGTCGGCGCAAATACGAGAATATTGTCGCCAGCATCACAGCAGATATTGAATGCGAATGTGAGTGCTTCACTAGACCCTGATGTGATTACCATGTTCTCTGGTGCAAGAGCTGTTTTGTATTGGGTGTTGATGGTTCGTACCCACGCAGAAATGAGGTCTGCGTTACCTTGTGCAGAATCGTATGCAACAACGGGGTTAGAAAACGCATGTAACGCATCGATAAACTCTTTGGGTGAGTGAATATCAGGCTGACCAATATTCAATCGATGTACATGCACCGAAGTATCACTCGGCTTGAGTGGACTTCGAATAGGTGAGCACCCCAATTTTTGAGCACGTTTTGATAACTTCATACGTGCTATTTATGAAGCTACTTTTCAGCAAACAGAGCTACAATCATTGAGTAGTCTCTATTACATTGAACCGAATAGATATTTTCATAAGAATTGCGAATGTACTTGATGATCTGTCGTATTTGCTGCTCGGTGACATTAGCTGTAATGCGAAACTGAACCTCATCAGTTATACACAAAAGAGGTTGACTGTACTTTGTGTGCTTTACTGCAAACACATAGTCATTATACGTCTCTCGTGCTCGTATGAGTTCTTCTATGAGATCAGGTATGCGCTTCTTCATGCACTAACGATTGCATCTTTGACGCACACAAGAAGACGATCTTTGTATGGTGTTGCCAACTGAGCATGAGAGAGGTACTTGGTTCGAAACAAGTGTACCAGGCGTTCTCTCGTCACAATGTCGGTAGATTCTAAAAACGTGACGAGAAAATCGGTCGATGATTTCTTGGGGTGTACAAACACCTTCTTCACCAACCCTTGCGATTCAGCTTCTCTGAGTTGTTCTAAGATTTCTTGCGACTTGGTTCTCATAGTTATGTCCACATAAAGGTGCGAGCTTCTATAACTTTCTTCAGCATTTTTGTGTCTTGATGCTCAATCTCTTTTTCTTTCTTTTGTATTATGTCAAATGCAGCTTTGACTTCTTCTGCGTCACAATCATCTAGTTGTAGTTTCTGATTGAGCATTTCTACAGATTTCACTGTTTGTGGTCTGATGTCTTTCCACCACAAGTATGCATCTCGAATTATTCGTGGGTGTCCAGATGAATCTTTCATGCCGTCTTCATACATCGAGATCAGAGATTTGAGATGCTTGAGACCACGCTCTCTTGAACGAATCAAGTTATCACTTCTCAAGAACCACGGCAGACGCAACCATAATTTCTCTTTGAACGAGAAGGGTGAGTCAAGCTCCATGAATGAACACTCAATCTCGACGAAATCGACAACCAGTGTCATGACAGCATGAAGCATTATTTCGTCTTTGTCCCAGTAGCTAGGCGGAAGCGAAGGTAGCTTCAGTGTGTTATACCTCTTGGTAGTTCGGTATGCTACGTATGCGACGATGTTTCGAAAAAGTCCTCGTACCATCTTAGTATTTACCTGGTGCTGATGTTGGTGCTACATGTGGCCACTCTCGTGATTGACGAAACTCAACACTACGAGAGTGAACTATCTTCGGTGCTCGAACTTTCATGCCACAGACAGCTATGACGCCGTGTGGTATGGTTGATTGTGTATAGACGTTCTCTGCAATCTTACACCCCATCAAGAACACAGGCACTGCGGTAATTGCGAGAATGAGCGCACTGATAGAGATAGCAAGCAGCGACACCATCAGGGTTGATGATGTGATGAAGATGCTCAAAGACAAGTCAAATATTCGCCGTGAGAACAACAGCAAAAAGAGTGCTATGCCAGCTATTTCCAAATACGTTGATTCCATACACCTTCAGTATAGCACAAAACACCCTCTGGTCGAAGGTGTTTTTTCTTGGATATGGAACCAACGACTTATCGCAAACTTATACACTCCAAACGTAAGCACGTCATGAAGTGTGAGATGTCTTCTTGTCTCTCTTTTGCTTTTGCGAGTGTGAGAAACTTGAGTTGGTGTCCTAGTAGGTCAAGCCGCAGTATGTGTTTACTACCATAGGCTTCATTGATTAACTCGACTATGAATGTTCGATCTTGACCTGAAGCATTGAGTAAAAGTGCGACTTCGATAGCGATTGCTTTTTCAACGTAGTTGCTCATGTGAGAGACCATAGCTCACTGATGAGCTTGTGTCAATCAATCTCGCCGTCGTTGTCGTTGTGGTCTTCGTATCGTGACCAGTAATCATATACGATGTAGAGCGCACTGCCGTCAGCGACGAATTCAATCTCTTTCACATGATAAGTTGCTTTGATGTACTCAACCAAATCAACCTTTGTTGATTGTTCGGTGAGCTTATGAAACCGTATGAATATATACGGCTTCGCAAGGTATGGGTTACAAGCATACTCTTCTATCAGCCCGTGGCGATATGCATTTCGACACTCAGTTTCGAGGTCACTTAATTGCTTTTTTGGTTTTGATTGTGGTGGTGGCTCGATGCTCACGACAACTGATCTCTGAACTTTTTACCTATGAGGTTTTCTCTAGCAAGTCGAGTGAACATGATTTTGCGCCATGCTGCGCCGTGTTTTCTATTCAATGAATCGAGCGAAGGTAAAAGTATCATGACCTGTGCCCAGGTGAGGTTGTCGTATTTTTTGTTGCCAAGTCGTCGCTTCAGTTCTGCTATCTGATTCACCATCGGCGTGACTTCTACGGGCGATAGGTAAATGTCATCGAACCCATGCTTCACAGCATCATTGTAGTATTTTACCGCACCTTCTTTGTCTACTTTTACCAGTTCGTGAGCACGAAACAGTGCTTTTGTCAGGTACAGGTTGTGAAGTGAATCGTCTATCCAGTGGGTGAGTTCATGACGAATGGTTGTCTTGTGCTTCAACATCGATACTTCGTTCTGTAGCATCGGTAACTGATACTGAGGTACAGTGTTGATACGATCCATCATCGCTTCTGCAACACCATACGGCAAACAGATGTTAATCTCCTTGTGCTGTACGTTGTATGAATTTGACATGCTCGGTGTACCAATTAAGTACACATTGATCTTCACTGGGTTTATTGCATGTGCTTTCTTTGCGTTCTCTGACTTGAGTTTCGATGAGTCAATCACTTTCAGTGGACCAAACACGGGCTGATACTTCTTTCGCACCTCATTCAGTTCACGTTGTAATCGGGTTTGTGCAAGATTCCGAAGGTCTAGGTCGCTGCTTGTGAGGTCTTTGAAATGACGTTTCCAAACCTCTGCAAGTTCTCGCATAGGCTTTGCCATAGGTGCGTAGATCAGATTAATATCTGACGCATCAACATCAATAAGTGCTTCTGTAAGAAACTCTTTGAACGATTTCATACAGATATTTATGAAGAGTAACGTATGTACAGTGCGTTGTCGTGTGGTGTCAGAGTAACACTTATAACGTCTCGATATGCTTGTCGAATATGCTCTCGCAACTCATACTTCTGTTCTTGTGTCGTAGCAGACAAGAACCTCACAAGAATGAAGTCACGATTCTTTATGTACTCAAAGTCTTTGATGAGTTTACACTTTTTTGCCAGAACAAGCTGAAGTTCAAGATGCGTAAACGACCGCATGGGTGCTACTCATTGTCAATCTGTCGCTTCAAATCAACTCTGGTCAAGTTCAAGAATTGAACACGGTGAATTTCACGCAATTCATTCAAGTCTACTTCTTGTGGAATCTTGCTCTGCACATCTCTGGTAATCTGCTCGTATGCAACCATGTTGAGGTTCGCATCAAAATCTTCGAGGGTTCCGCTTGGATTGCTATTGAGATACTGAATGTAGCAAGCATCCCAAGCAATAGACGCTGCACGTTCTTCGTGCGATGGCATATTCACCTTCAACGTAACGTCATCAAGCTCAACATCTCGCACCATCTCTGGCAATCGAGCTTCAATCTTCATCTTAGAAAGGTCATGTACGTAAACCAGCTTCTGTACCTTCTCTTTTGTTGTCATGTGTGTGCCCTGTCAGTTTCTTGTGTGGGGTTCTATCAATATTGAGCGAACCAAGGTTCCGTACCTATCTCGCAGGTACTTTCTCAACGGCTCTTCTCGATTAAAATCACGACTGCATAGTGTTATGTGCAAATCGACATACTCAATGTTGGCGTCGATTACACACCTATTTAGACTGTAGTAAACTATCAATCCTCGTGAGTATGCTTTCTCAAGCTCTGTTGTGAGTTCACTTAATTCGTTGGAAATTTCCATACAATCTCAATCGGTTGAGTAAAGGCATGTAATCCGCAGCGACAACTTCTCGATAGTTCATTCTGATGAAATCACGAAGAATCAGAATTCTATCTACAGAACTGGGTGTGCGATTTTCGTGTCCTAAATGAAAGTCAATGTCGAGGTAGTGCATCTGAACCGAAAAATTGTCGATCAGAGTCATCTCTGCTGCTTTTTGTAGGGCAAACTTTAGGTCTGTTAAATCTCTCATACTTTTGGATCGAGCATGTAAACATCAAATATCGTGATGGTCTTTGCGCTGATAGATGCTTCGGTGTAGATGCGATACTTCTTGCTAATGTAATCGGCAACCTCGGTTATTTTTGCAGTCGTGGTGTCGCTATTCATCAGCACCAATAAGTCATGAGAGAGAAATTGAATCTGAAAGATGTGACCAAGACGCTTCGCTTCTTGAAGCTCAAGTATTAGTGAATGAAAGTGGTTGGTTTCGTGTTCTATGTTGTTTTGCATAAGAAGTCTAAAACTCGCTGTAGCTCATCTCGTGTTGCATCGTTCTTGAGTGTGTTTGCTCTGAACGAAATGATCATCACATTACCAGGCACGTACCCCTTCGTGCTGTCTATTCTGTCGATAGAAGGTGAGTTGTCTTTCGCATACCCCTCAGCAGAAAACAGAGGAATACCAAGAATCGGACACACCTTCGGCATAGGCACATCATCTTTCGTTATTGAAAATTCAAGACCCTTTTCTCGTGCTCTGCGTTTTGCATTTTTGAACAGCAGACTAATCGGGTTTCTCTTTTTCGCTCGTAGGTACTTTCTTCGATAGAGAGAAGCATTCGGTGACGGTGCACGTTCACGCTTCTCTGCGTCGAGTTGTGGTTCTATACCTAAGAGTTTATCGAAGCTTGACATACTTCGAAAATGGTATCAGAAAATAATGTGGATGCAATTTTTTATTCGATTTTTATGATGGCTGATTTGACATGGAATGCCAAATAACGAGACAAAATTCTGTGTGATAATCCACTTTCAGATCGTACTTCTGCCGAATGTACAGAGCAATTTTTTGACACTGTTCAGCATTCACTCGGCCGTTGAACCAAATCTTTGTTCCATAATTACAGATGCGGGAGGTGCCATGAGTTTCACAAACCTCTTCGAGATGGTAGACATATCCGTTCACCACAGCTTCGTCTATCTCTCGCCAGAGATCATGCTCTTTACTCATGAGTGATCTCGTTTGTAGTGAATGGTTATTCGTTTTGTTGGATTCACTAGGTATAGAGAACTAGGCACCCACGCAACATCTTTATATGAGAGGTTTATGTGTCGTACTAACTCATGAATGGTCTTGTACAACACGTGCTGTGCAAAGTGCACGACGACATAGTTTCTCTGAAATTCGAGATGTATGATGTACTCAAGCTCTTGCGCTTGTCTTAGTTGATTTTGAAGCTGTTCAAGACGAATATGCACCCTTAACCTCATCAGATTGAGGTGCATTCTTCATGACCCATGAAAATATCTTTTCACGAATTTGTGATTGCATCTCTCGCCATGTTTGCATAGGCGCACCGGCTTTCTTTACTGTGATGTAGGTAAAGTCTTTTACGACAGAGGATTTCGATGGTTTCGTTATTTTTGATTTTTCATCATCACTTCGAGTGTAGAACGACACTTCTTCTGGATTGTTGAGAACAACCGTAAAACTGCCGTTGATCTCTTTTGGTAATGAACCACTCAAGATGTCTTTCATCGTCATCGCAGCGCCAGAGTGTGTGAGTAACATAATGTCATCTGGCACCACACGTTCTCTCATTCTGTTTCTCTGTACAGCTACGTTGTAGTTTGCAAGAATCCAGGTGATGTGAATGTTTTGTGGTTTGTAGCCAGCTTTGATGAGGTCTGGTATGATGAACGATGCGTTTTCTATGCTCTTGAACGTCATGTCGAACAGAAGGTTCGGCAAAGTATCGGGTGAATGAAAGTTACCAATCCATGCTTTGAGTTGCTTTTCTGGTATGCCTTCGTTTTTTGCTATGAGGTGTAGCTGTCTAACATCTTCTGGATTATTGAGCTTCAGCTTGTCGATACCAGGGTACTTAGCAACCATGCTCGGCATCTTGGTGAGCTTGATTTTCAGATCGTCAACGTCCCACACTTTGAATTTGGTTGTGTCGATGAAGTTAGATACTGCGAAGCCTTTACCTGATGCAGCACCGCCAGCAAAGAACACCACCTGTCCGTAGTTAGCGTTCTTGCCGTACTGAATTTGCTTCTCGTCAATTTGACGTGAATACTCTAAAAAGCTCTTCATAGTCAGATATTTATATTCACTGTTATGTCCAATCTTGAGGGAATAGACCATTCACAAAGAGAGCACTTGAATCCATACTTGATCTCCACATATCGTTTGATGTCAAGTATTTGACCATATGAAACGCTAGGGTCGAACCTCACATACATTTTCACTGTATTGGGGTGAGGTACTGAAACGTCAGACATCGCAAAAAGACTCGTATCACGAGTGAGCATAGGATGATCGTTCATCACAAGGCAATCGATACCTTGAATGAACTTCAGCTTTCGTGCTCTCTGCAATTCTGTAAACAGCTCAAGTACCTTTTGTTGCATTCACTACATGCTTTTCTTCAGAATATCTATCATCAAGTCACATTCTTGTGTGCTAAAAGTGAGTGATGGTCGCACACGAACACTTCTTGTGCCACATCCAAGAACAAACAGACCATTTTGTATGCATCGCTTCACCAAGTCATCACGCTGCTGTGCGTCTGGCATATCAAATGCACACATCAAACCAGCACCACGAGCGTTTTGTACACCCAGGCCTTTCATCTTGGTGAGAAGATAGTCACCCACAACACGAGAATTCTCGACTAGGTTTTCTTCTCGTATGATTTCGAGGTATCGTTGTGAGCGAACAAAATCAACCAGGTTGCCGCCCCATGTTGAGTTGATTCTCGACTTCTCTTCAAATACGTTGTCTTTGACTTCACGCACCCTGTTACCACTCAGAATGCCACAGACTTGCATCTTCTTGCCGAACGAGATGATGTCGGGTTGAACATCGTAGAGTTGGTGTGCCCACATTGTACCAGTCAAACCAACGCCAGATTGTACCTCATCGTAAATAAGCAACATCTCTTTCTCATCAGCAATTTTTCTCAAGTTCTGATGAAACTGTTTCGTGAAATGGTTATCACCACCTTCACCCTGAATTGGCTCAATGATTATCGCAGCACACTCATGACCCTGACACTCTGCAACATCAAGAGCATTAAGATAGAATCGGTGATCTCGCTCTGCTTGCTCTTGTGCTGTGTATTTTTCATGAACAGCAGGTGCACACAATCGTGGCCAATTTTCAAACTTAGGAAAGAACTGATACTTACGTGGGTCTGCGGTATTAGTGAGCGTCATGGTATACCCAGAACGACCATGAAACGAGTTCTTGAAGTGTATGACCTTCATGTGGTTTGGATTTACCATTATACCACGCTCTTTGAGCTTTCGGTATTTCCAGTCAAATGCAGTCTTGAGAGCATTTTCTACCGCAAGACACCCACCGGCAATAAAGAACGAGTCTCTGAAGTATGAAGGCACTGCAATATCGAAGAACGTCTCAAGAAACTCTACATACTCTTCGGTGAGAATATCTGAGTTAGATGGATTCACCTTCGCTGCTCTGAGAAGCTTTCTCTCAAAGTCGGGGTCAGACATCTTTGGGTGGTTATGACCAATCGGGTTGCTCGCTATGAAGCTGAACGCATCGAGTAACATGCGATCATTCTTCTTGTCGTATAAGAAGTTACCTTTACTCGAATCTATCGAATAGATCATGTCAAAGTGGTCAACAAGAATGTATTTCGAAGCTACATCATGAAGGTTTTTCATTTTTCAAGTCCTCTAGCATTTTCTTCAACTCTTCAATTCTGTCACCGATCATCTTTATTGAGTAATGATCAGTCCAGAGATACCCATTCTTATCACAAAACTCGATTTTTGACAGGAGGTCTTCTTGATTATCTCTGATTAATCGCCGGATCTTGTACTCCTCGAAGGAGTAAATCTTTGCCATTACTTGATGCTCTTGTACCAAATCTTGATAGAATGTGTTTTTGCGTGAAAGAGCGTATCGAAGCTGTAAACCTTCTTAATGTAGTCTACAATCTGCTTGATCTGATTCTTGGACACACGAGCGTCAACCAGAAGCTCAACACCCTTGATAGAAGAGCCATCGTCGTCATACTTTTTTATGTTGAGGGTTTTGATGATGTGACCAGTTGCATGAACACGCTTCAATTCGTGCTCAAAATCTCGCACTCTTGAATACAGCGCATCTGTTGATATTTCGGTTTGCATATCAGTACCTCACAATAATGATCTTCACTGCGTTAGAGAGATCCATGTATGTTGTATTATCAACATCAAAATCGTAGGTCTTTTCTATGTACGTCTTGATCTTTCGTATTGATTCAATCGATACGTCATCAGAGAACAGAACCTCGACCCCTACAATCTCACTCGAATCACCGAAACTGGTCATTTCAGAAATGTGTGTGCATCTGAAAATGTAACCACGTTTGTGTGCTACGTACAGTTCCTTTTCTAGCTTCTCAACAGATTTCTCTTTTGAGCTTTTGAGCATGATTCTTCTGGTAGAATACCAGCTTTTTCTGTTATGTCAACTAAAGAGTAACCACAAATCTTACTGCGATTGTGCCATTATCGTTATGTTTGGTAAAATGGCGAGCGCCGTACTTTTCGTTAAGCTTCTTAGCTAAGAGCTTCAGGTTTGGAACGCTCTCTGGCTTGAATTCGATTGTATATTCAGCTTCTCCATATCCAAGAGAGGAGCTCCAATCCTTAATTTGTTCTGTACGTCTGAGGTTGTCGAGTTCTATATCAATATTGCTTGTCATACTAATCTCCTTTGAGGTTCTTCAATAGGTCATTTTTGGGGTCATACTCAAACACCACCGAGTATGATTGTTCGTTACATACAGAACTATTTATTCGCTCTTGCTGAATCACTTTGAAGTCGTACATCTCTTCCATCGCCTTGATGAACTGCTTAAATCGTCGCATGTTTTCGCAGTGATCAGGACCACATGGCAGCTCTATCGCAAGAATGTAGATATTGTTCTGTGTCTGCTTGTGTACACAACTGGTGATGATGTCACGATCAAGACACTGCTCAAGCTTTGAGTACAGCTCTTGTGCATGAGGAAAGTACGTTGGTGGGAAATTCAAAACATCAAGTCGATTGTTATCTTGTGATAGCCAGTTAAGGTCTTTGCCCAGGACAGGCGGCAACCCCACACCATAAGGATTCTGCGGAGCATATGGATGGTGTTGGACTTGCGGCGTGTTATGTGGCGCCACAATCCAACTACCATCAGGTCGAATGAGAATACCCTGAGATTTGTTAAGGTCTAAAGGTTCTTTCGACTTCGTTCTGAAAAATCTCTCGTAGAGATAACGAAGTATTGGCATATTAGGGGTTGCATGAATATTCGATTTCTACAGCTTGACGAACACCATACAATGTGCCGCCCTTCGGGCAATCTTCTGAAAGCTTCGTCTTACAATCAAGCTCAGATGTGCACGTAATAACTTGGTGCGATACCTGACCTACACTTCTCTTAACCGCAGAACAGCCAGAAACGAGAGTCATCATCATAATCAACGCAAGAACACTTCGCATATTATTCTCCATCAGTAACAAGTTTAAGGTTGTGGTCAGTCAAACACTCAGAGATTTCGTATTTGAGCGACTTCACTTCTTCTTCAATCTTATTTAGCTGTGTTGCGAGAGTGTTAGATTCGAGATTTACTTCGTCTAACTTGTTTCTTACAACGACTCTCTTTTTTGAGAGTTCTTTTATGCGGGTGAGCTTTTGTGCTATTAGACCAGCAAGGCGTGAGGTTTCGCTCGTTTCCATTAGTAATCTCCCACAGTTCTCTGAATGAGGTGAACAGAAGTAGGTATAGAATTCCCAACTCTTCGTTTTGACGAAACAGAAATGTCTGTCCGGCGACAGCAAGCGACCCCAACAAAAGGATCGCTTTTAGATACGGTATCATACATCACCATTTTCTATCACCTTCTCATCTTCATATGGTGCTGTAGCTCTTCGGTAAAACTCCATCTTTGCACAATCGAGCATACCAACAACTGCATTGTGATCTGCATATGACATCTTGGATTTGAACGCTGCGTAACACCGCTTCACCAAACATGTGATAGTGTAGTTCAACAATCCAGGCAGTACTGAGATGTCATTACCTGCCGTCTCTGTGATCGCATGTGAAAGGTCACTCAATGCAGATTCAAGCTGCTTTCTGTGGTCTTGTTTAATGTATGGCATATATCACCTAGAATTTCTGATGTGCACAGAACAGTCCCAGCTTAGGTAAGCGACAGACTGTCATAAAGCTCATATCACCAGTCTCAATCTGTTCTGGTGTTGCATAAAAGATTGGCATACCCAAACTATTAGCAAATTCGATCTCTGCTGTTACGCCGGTGCTTCTATCCCACCCGTCGAGCATGAGTACAATGAGACCACCATCGCATCGTTCTACGAATGATTTGTCAAACTCACACCAGAACGCCCAGTCACCAGGTAGGTTATGTTTCTCCCACGGTTCGTTGTACGGTATTGGTGCAAAAACAAATATGCCTTGGTGAAGCAATTTTACTGCTGCTTCGGTTGCTGCTTCTGCTCTAGCTTTTCTAACACTAGCTTCTGCGTGTGTATACGGCGATGCTAGGTAGTATATTGGCTTTGTCGTTTTCATAATGATAGGGTCCAAGGGTACTTGCTCAGTCTTTGAGCTTCTTCAAGAGGTGGTAAACCTCATCATCTTCAAGTACCTCTTCAAGTGCTTCTTCAAAAGCACTCTGCTCTTCGTGCTGTTGGCGCAACCGCTTTTGCTTCTTCTTGCGCTTCACATCTTCAGACACCTCGTTTTTTTCATTCGACGAGTGTTTCTTGTCTTTCATTGGACCTAGGTTTCTCCTACAAAATTACCCAATATGGGTTTTTACTGTACATACAGTGTATCACATTTTTTGCGATTGTCTACGTTTTTATGAATTATGGTAGCCTTTGTAAACTTTGGATGGATGTCGATACGTAACATCAGAAATTTCGGTTGCGAATCCATCTTTCACTAATTGGAGATGCATAGAGTACTGTGCTTGATTGATCGCATGAAGTACCCCAACTACCAAATACTTACCTTTGAGCCATTTGTCTGGCATTTCTGGATTCTTGGTTCCAGTAATACCCAAGATTTCTGGTGGATTGAACTCCACAACTTGTCCAACTTTAACTCTTGGATCACCACTCACACTGGCTTGAATGGTGTTCTTCAATAGCTGTCTCTTTTGTGAAATTCGATCTAAGAAAAAGTCTTCTGGCATATACGGACGTACAGAATCTCTTTCTGCTATGTACTCATGTGTGTCTTGGTCGAGGTCTGTGATGAGCATCGCCATGTTTGCTTTGGGATCTATGAACATCGGGTTAGCATCAGTCCACGGTTTCTTGTCACCGAGCTTAGGTAACTTTGACCAGTTGTCATTTCCTGCTCTGTCTTTACCTCGCAAGTCGAATTCATTCAGGTAGTACTGTCTCGTAACTGGATCAACCGACAATAAGCTCGAAGATGCTTCACCTGATAGTGCAGACTGAAACACATCAAAATTCTCATTACGAGTGTAGTTTGTTACGTTGTATAGCTGTCGTTCAAGGTCGGTGGTTTTTGAACCACCAGCGTCAATCTTGCTGACATTCTTTAGTTCACACCGAAGCTTGATTGATGGGTCTTGTCTGAGTAGCTTGCCCACGGTGATGAAGTAGTATGAATCTCGATCTTCATAGAACACGTAGAAGTTTCCATTACCTTCTGCTGATGTTGATCGTTGAGAAATCTTTCGTATTGCAGACAGTGGAGAGAGGTTTTGTGCATAGTAATCAAACGCACCTTCTGTCTCTTCAATCACGAGTGGTTTGTAGTGTGCACCTTCTTCTTTGAGGTAATTTTCATAGATGTCTTTTACCATATCAGAGTACTTCATGTTCTGATAGCTGGCAAAAACACGCTTGTTTATGTTCAAGAATGGCAAATGTGATGTATAGCGAAGCGTGTATGATTGTGCTTTTCGTGACTCAGCAGATTGGTATTTGTTGTCCATGCGATACACACGCATGTCAAATTTGATAGGCGGTAGTCTACCGCCAAGAAATGCGTTTTGTTTGTTTGCTGGTTCTTGACGAGTGAAACTTGCTAAGATTCTCTCTTCACCAATCATCGGCAACAAAGTGGGAAAATCTACGCTGTCAAAAATCTTGATTGAGCCGTGCAAAGATTGGTGAAATATCTCTTCTTCAAAAGAGAACTCTACCATCTGAGAAATAAGAGTGTGCTCATTACCCTTCCAGTCTTTGAGCTTTATGTAGTCTAATACTCGATCAAACTCTTGTCGAGCTATTTGGTTTTCTTTAGACATAGCTAATCAAAAAGATTTTCAAACTCACTGACGATCTGAAACACGTACTCTTTATCTATCACAAAAATATCTCGCTTCTTTTCGTTCTCATTATACTCATGCTCATAGTATGTGACCGCAGAGACAGTTTCTGGATTTAACACACCGAGTGATAAGAAAGACTGTCTGTCGATGACGAAGTTTCCAATGGTGAGAGATGACATACCCTTCTTCAACATGTCATCGTTTGCTTGATAGTAGGTTTTGTACTTAGACAAGATCGCATTTAGCTGCGAGAATGTTGTTTCATCAATCACGTGCTTTTCATTCAATACGTAGTGGTGAATTGAGTCGTGATTGAGCGCACCATTAGAAGAGTACTTGAGTTGTGCTCTGTCCATGCTGCCATACTTCTGCAAGATGTACTTATCGAACTCTCTCTGGTTCATTGGCCAGTCAGTCAACGGATCTACGATGTTGTTTGCATAAAAAATTGCCCACACATAGTTGGGTGAACCATAGTACTTATACGATAGCGTCTCTGGCTTCATGAACTCATCGATTCTGTATTTGTAGTACAGTGCTGAGTTCTGCAATACCGCATCACGAATCTTACCTCTAACCATGACGTTAGTGGCTATGTTGTTTGAGTACTCGATTTTTGGGTAGACGTAAAAGTGTTTCATAATTAGAAGTTTTGATCGATTTCTGATCTGGTAAGAAGTTCGAGCTCCTTAAACGTAAGGCTCAATCGAATATCGACCGGCGCCCATGAGACATTGAAGAATGATGGAGCACCAGAACCTGCATAATCAACACTCAAATCCGTCAGAGCTGCTTTCTTGATATTGAACATCTTGTCGGTAGCTGGTGTTATGAAGAACACATCAAAAATATATGGAAAATCGAAGAACACACTTTCACCACCCTTTTCTGCATCTGGGTGCATAGCAAGCTTAAATGCTTTGATGATCTTCTGAATACTCTCACTCTCTTTTTGATTTCTTGCATAAAGAGAAAAATCGAGCTGAAATTGACGCAATCTGGGACCTTGGTACAACATTGACGTGAAAGGATTTACCACCTGATCTTTACCTGCAATACCTCGACGAACATCAGATGCATATGATGAGCCAAGTGCAGATTCGGCGGCGTTACTTGCAGCATACTTCGCATAGGTAGAAATGCTTGATGTATTTGCTATGCTATCTTTTGCTGATGTAAGCGCATCTTTGAGTTGACCTTCGCTCAGTTTACCCATCGTGCTTGCAACATCGAAGCCGGTAAGAGCTTTCATTTTTCTGCTCTCCATTGAAAGCTCTTCCCACCCGGCACCATAACTTACTTTTATTGTCGGTGGCATATACAACGATATGTTACCTCTTGACGCAAGTGTTGGATCTACTGTCGAGCGAATGTTGAAGTATATAAATGGCTCTTGACCTGGCGCCCACAAGTCTTCAGGGAATTTGTGTGATGCTGTGGGGTTTGATGATGGTTTGGTATCTAACGCTGGATAGTCAACACCAGTACTGTTTGCGGGGTTGCTGGTTGGGTCTGACATTACTGCTTTTGCAAACTCTTTGTATCCCATATGTACCAAGGTAAATTTAAGACAAAAAACACCAACAAGTATTTAGGCAACCCTGACGAGATATACTATCGCTCGTCTTGGGAACTGTCTGTCATGCTGTGGTGCGACTCAAACCCGAACATCACCCAATGGTCATCAGAAGAGTTGGTCATTCCATATTTATGCCCCACAGACAATCGCATACATAGGTATTTTGTAGATTTTCGCATAACCTTCAATAACAAAACCACATACTTGATAGAGCTGAAGCCAAAGAAGTATACAGTACCACCCGAACAGAAATCCACAAAAAAGAGAGCACGAAAACAATACATCACCGAGGTACTAAACTTCGTAAAGAACCAAGCAAAATGGAAAGCTGCAAACGACTATGCAAGAAAGCAAAACGCAACCTTTCAGGTATGGACTGAAGATACCCTCAGTCAGCTAGGTATCAAAACTCTTGGAAAGTGACCATAAATACATGAATGAAACCAACCAAAACCAACTTTCAACGTCTGATTGAAAAGGTCAAAGCTGATAAACCCAAGCTCAAAGAACGAAGCACACAAGCTCTCGAATGGTATCAGAACAAAATAGAAACGACATTTGGAAGCAAGACGCAAGACCCCCCGAATGTCTATGAAACCCAACCCAAAAAGATACTTTCTTTTGCAGGTCAGATCATAACATTCAAGTACACACCCAAAGAAAAAGCTACCCTATCATACTACGACACGTTTCCTTTGGTACTCACGCTATCTATGGACACATCGAGTATGCTCGCTCTCAACTTTCACTACCTAAAGCCACTGCACCGAATCATGTTTATGAGTGAGCTGTATAAATATGTTGGAACCAAACTCGGCGACCCTGTTGTTAGAATAGACTACGAAATGCTACTCGAAAAGCAGGCTTTGAGGTATTACAGACCTTGCATAAAGAGGTATCTTTTCAAGAATATCTCTCCACAAATTTCTGTCATACCACAAGAAGAATGGGAGCTTGCTCTGTTCTTGCCGACAGAAAAATTCATTTCGAATGTTGGTCAAAGCACCAACAAACAAAAAATTTGGGAGAGATCATTCGATCTCATAAGAAAGAGGTAATATGGTATTCTCACCAAAAGTGATGAACAAGACTCTCAACCTTCTCGGCGGACCAGCTCTACCGACACAGTATTTGTGCATCATCACACCGCCAACCGGAATGCTTCTTCAGGGCGCTGCTGGTATTTTAGGTGGATTGCTCAGTATTGCGGGGTCTGCAAACCTCACCGTCATGGCAACCTCAGTCAGTATTCCAGGGCGAGCATTTCAAACACAAGATGCAACTATGTTCGGCACAACTCGAAAGATGCCAACTTCAGTTCTATACGACTCTATCACCATCAGTTTCTTGTGTACAAACTCAATGTTTGAGAGAACCTTCTTTGATGCATGGCACCAATTCATCATCAGCCCTTCATCTCAGTACATGGAATACTATGATAACTATAAGACAGATATTGTTGTGAAAAAGCTTAAAGGTTCTGGTCTTGATTCGGTGTTGCAATTTGAGCCACCAACGGTAGATCCTCCCCTAGCAGAGCTTGGTGGTCTGTTGAGTACATATGTGATTGAAGAAGCATATCCATACAGAATTGGTGCACAAGAACTCTCGTCGGAAAACAATGATGTAGTTCTCAAGCTTGATGTTGAGTTCTACTATCGACGATGGCGTTCAGTGATTGACTTGGTGTTTCCTGGAAGAACTTTGTCACCAGGTGGCTTCTAACACCACCAAATATTTCGACTATATAATGGTACAGTTTATCAACGGAGTTTGCTATGGGATTACCAAAAATTGACATACCAACACAGACAGTAGTGTTACCTTCAGACAAGAGAGAGCTTGTCGTTCGACCATTCTTGGTCAAAGAAGAGAAGATTCTCTTAACCGCTATTCAGAGCGGCGAATCTAAAGACATCGTACACGCAACAAAGCAGGTAATACAAAATTGCATCATCACACAGGGTGTTGATGTCGATAAGCTACCTATGTATGACCTAGAGTATTTGATTCTTCAACTCAGAATCATGAGTATTGGTAACACACTCTCACTGAAAGTTTCACCAATAGAAGATTCGACTTGTGAAGAGTGTAAAGCTGGTCGAGATATTGAGGTCGATCTCTCAACAGCAGAGGTGATATTCAACCCAAATCACCAACACAAGATCGAACTTACCAATACGGTTGGTGTCATACTTAAAGACCCTAGCGCCAAGCTTATGGACTCGTTCGACAAGGTATCGCAGACAAACAGTGCAGAAAGCTTGTTCAAGCTCATCTGGATGTGTATCGAATCTGTGTACGACGAGAGTACCGTAACTTCAGCAAAAGACGTGAGTGAGAAAGAGGGAATCGAATTTTTGGAATCACTCAATGCTCAACAATTTGGTAAGATTGATGCATTTTTCAAGACACTTCCAAAATTGTCACTACCAATCAAGATCAAATGTGGAAAGTGCGACTTTGAAGATGAGCAAGTTCTCGAAAGGTTAGAAACTTTTTTCGGGTAATGCTGGGCCATAATAGTCTGGAGAACTACTACCAGACCCAATTTGCGATGGTTCAGCACCATAAATACTCACTGACAGAATTGGAAAACATGGTTCCCTACGAACTTGAGATATACCTGACTATGTTGGTGGAACACATGAAGATGTTGGAAAAGATTCAAAACTCAAAGAAATAGTCGTGCTGACTCTTCATAGCAGGTAGACAATGGCAAAGGTGTCCAAGATAAACGAGACTCTAAAAGAGAAAATTGCTAGGCTCTCAACCGAAAGAGAGATTCTTGACACCAACATTGACACACAAGCAACAAAGGTAAAGACAGATTTTGCAACACAAGCTATCGACATCATCAGGTCTGTTCTATCAGAGAGCGATGATGCCGATCTCGACATACTTCAAGCAAACGTAGCACGAATTGTTGAACTCGATTCGTATATTCAGCAAGCAAATTTAAGCAAAAAAGAAACCGCAGCACTGACAAATGCAACCGGACTTGTCAACAAGTACCTAAGAAAAAAAATCTCAGACAAAACAAGCGTATTAGACGCAGCTACAAATATTGTCAAAGGGTGGACAGAAAATGCTGGCAGTATGGTAGAAGGTGTGATGGGCACCGCATTTGCTAACGACCCACTCATCAACTTAGCAACAAAAGCAGTCACACGCACTGGTGGATTCTTAAAGGGTGTTGTTGGTAAAGCTCTGTCGAATAGAGCGAACAAGAAAAACATTCAAAATGCAGCTATAAAACAAGATGCTGCATCACTGCTTGGTAAGGGTGTTCGAATAAAGAGGGCGCCACGTGGACCTGGACCCATACCAGAAGATGATTTCTTAGGTCCATCTCAGCCGGTTGGTACATCGCCATTTGGCGGCAGCGGCGACGGTGTAGAAGCTGTACTAAACACAATCTCGGTAGACGTTAAACGAATACTCGCTACAATACAAGATTCTCAATCAATGATGCAAGACATCATTGAAGACTTGAACTTTCAGAACATAGAAAATGAAAGAGAACGAAGACGAGGGCGAGACACAAGAGAGACAACCACAGTAAAAACCGAATCGCAAGGTGGTATATTTTCGTCACTACTCGGTGCTATGTCGGGTAGAGGTTTGATGGGAATGATGTCAACGATGCTCGCCGGTGCTGGTGGTGCAATAGTTGGCGCGGCGACAAATCCAGTAACACTCATCGTGGGCAGCATCATTTGGAATGTCGTTGAGGGAATCAAGGGTTGGTTAAAATCCGACGAATGGGGTGTCAGTAAAATAGCAAGCACAATAGGTGCAGTTCTCGGCGGTTCCGGTAATGGCGTCGTGAATGCATTCTCAACCGCAGGCAGATATGCAATAACCGGAGCAGGAATTGGTTTGGTGACTGCTGGACCGTTCGGCGCAGCTATCGGTGGTATGGTCGGTGCGATGCTCGGCGGCCTCATGGGTTATATTGGCGGACAAAAAATATCACAGTTTTTTGATGACTTTGGCGTTTGGGTAACAGACACCTTCTCTAATGGTCTGTTAGTCATCAAGAACTTCTTTCTCGACATGTGGGGTACGGTGAAAGAGATATTTCTCGATATTGGCGACACCATAGACTCCATAAAAATATCAGTACTCGACTGGCTTATCAAACAAGCAATCAAACTCATGGAAGCTGACCCAACAGGCTTAGCAGTAAAAACTCTCAATCCTCTCACCCAAGAGATGCAAGAGCAAGAATATGGTCTCATCAAGAAAATGGGTGATAGAAAAGTTGCTCGTGAAGAAATCGCAAGAGAGAAAGAAGCAAGACAAATCGAATTTCAAAACACTATCGACAAACAGCAGCTCGAAGCAGAAGATAGAATGAAGAAGAGAGAAGAGCTGCAAGAGAATGCAACACAGAATAAAGTTGCTGTGGTGTCAAAAACCAGTGCTGATGCAATCGATGTGAATAGAAGTGCTTCGCCGATGAAGCAGTCACAACAAGAATTTTATGATAACATGTATGCAACGCTACTTGCAGAAGCTAAGAAAGCTGGTGTTAAAAATCCAGAAGTTGTTGCTCGTCTTGGTGCAGCACAATCAAGTCTCGAAACAGGCTATGGAAAGAGCACCGCAGCAGGTAACAACTACTTCGGCATCAAAGACTTCTCAAAGAAGAATAAGGGTATAGCAACAAAAGAATTCATCAACGGTAAATACGTTACCATCAAAGATAGCTTCCGTTCATATGACAACATGCAAGACTCGGCAGCAGATTACATAAAATTCTTGCAGACGAACAAACGATATGCTGGCGTTTTGAACGCAAACAACATACAAGAAGCTATCACAGCTCAAGCAGCGACAGGGTATGCAACCGATCCAAAATATGGAGCAAAGCTCACACAAATCACCAACAAAGGTATGTCTACACGACCACAGATAAGTGGGTCACGCACACAACTGCCTAGTCCACCTATTATGCCAGCGAGTCTGACGGCAAATCAGATAAGTCCACCAATTCAGTCGATATATTCAAGTGCAGGGAAAACCGTTGCCGACTTGAGCAAGCAACAAGTCGCAGAACAAAGAATATCACCAGTGATAGTAAATCAAAATATTGACGCATCTTCTGTTCAAAGCACTGGCTCAACCGAAAAACCCCAAGCATCTGGCGGATGTGCTCAACCAGACACAAGGGGTCTCTCTTCTATGGTAGCTTGTCAGTAATTAATCTTCGTTTGCTAACTGCTGTAAGTACGAAAGATCATCAGATACGTCAGCATCATCAGACGAGCTAGAATCGCTCGATGAGAACGTAGCATCAATATCGAGATCTGATGCAGATTCAGCAACAGAACTCTTGCTCGCAGCAGAAGGTACAGTCACCTTCTCGCTCTTTGGTGTTGCATTTGCAGACAACCCAAGAACACGATCAAGACGCTTCTTCAACTCTTCATACGACTTGAAGTTGTCTGGGTTCACCAACTCAGAAAGCTTGAATTGTGTCTTCCAGAGGTCTTCAATGCGTGAGTCATCACCACCAAACAATGCTTCAGACGACGAGAAGTCAGACTGATCATAGTTCGGGTAGCCGTCAACTTTACGACACTTGAGCTTGAAGTTAGCACCCTTCCATGGACAGAATGGGTTTACTGGATCTTTCTGATCAACAGGATCTGGCTCAGGTATCATCATCTCTTGAATCTTCTGGAAGATCTTCTTACCATACTTGAACAAGAACACCTTACCCTCGTTCTGAGGATTAGCAGGGTCTTTTACAACAAGAATGTTCGACACATATCGTGGTGTGCGCTTTTGCTTACGTGCAAGCTCTTTGTTTGCATCGACACCAGAATTCCAGAGCTGGTTGTTGTACTCAAACACAGGATCTGGCACATTCTTACCGAGTGTAGTTCTCGATCTCTCGATGTACCACCCACCAGGACCCTTGAATGCGTGTTCATAGACAAGTACCCACGGAAGCTCATCACCTTCAGCAGCAGGCAAGAATCGAATTACCGCAGCACCAACACCAGACTTGTCTGTAGCAAGTTTCCAGTACTTGTCTTCATCAGACGCACCACCTTCACTCTTCTTGTTAAGCTTCTCAAGCTCGTCTTGAAGGTTTTTCAGACCTGCTGTACCAGCATTCTTTTTCAGATTTGCAAATGACATAGTTTCTCCATACAAATAAGTTCACTACGAGTAGTGTACGTTTAACATAACAGATTTATTCTCACACATCAAGATTTTTTTGCTCGCTGTCAAGAAATGTACTTTTCATGATGGCTCGAAATGGCTTCAGATCCACTCTCACAAATGGAGAATAGTTGGATATGAGTTTTGCTATCTCTGGCCACACCAAGTCATCAGTAATGTGCTTGGATGTTCTTGGCATGAAATTCAAAATCTTGTTCATAACAATAAAGCTCTCTAGCGAAATGTCGTGCTGTACCATCAGTGATACAACATGTGGCCAGCAAGCATCTTCGAGCACCAACTTGAATATCGAATCGAAATCTGGCACAACTCCACCATCGATGTCGTCTTTAATTCTGCTCATGTCTTGTTTGAATGTGTACTGTAATGACTGAAGCTTCTTTTTCATGTTGAGGTATTTCTGTCTACCAGCTTCAGTTGCGATGTCGCCAATCCAGACATCAGCGTTTTCTATGAGGTTTGCAACAAGTAGTAGTTCGTACTGGTCGCTGTCGTAGAGCTTTGCGAGACGTTCAAAAATGCGTCTATCTCGTCTGTTGTCGAAACTCTCTTTTGATGCTTTGACCTTGCCAGAGAACTTGAAGTAGTCGTAGTCTGTTTGAAAATGTAGCTTGATAGCGACATACTTCTTATATGCATCGAAAGCGTTCATAGGTTACTATAGAACAAACTTCGCTCTCTTCTTACCACGATTGATGAGGTTCAAGTCTGTAGCTTCTGCTTCAATGATCTCTTTGATGCGAGCTGTAAGAAGCTTAGGTACAGTCTCAGGCTCAATATTATTGGTTGTGATGTAGTCACACACCGCTTCGAAGTAGGTGACTTTTTGATCTCTGACAATTTTCTCAATCTCTTTCGAGAAAGTCGATTGAGTGTGAAGTTTCAATCCCATTATAGATACCCGTTATCTTCAAGCAGTTTCTTTAATACATGGTCGTCCATGTAACCACCAATATCAAATTGGTCGAGTGAGAGTGTACCGACAATCACTTCATCTACGATGAGTTTCGTTCTACCACATCGGTACGAGATGGTTATGTCTTTACCATCTTGCGTCTTGCCTTTCCATTCTGAAGGGAACCCAAGGTGCGTTCTGACAAGACTTGTGAAATCAATCTTCATCTCTTCTCCTACTATAGTTAGAACACGACCTCACAAAGTCTTGTGCTAATTGTTAGACGACTTAATTAATATACTCGAAAATGGTTGTTGAATCAAGAAAATTATGTGTCAAGTTCACTGCGGAAACCAAGAAATACCGGAAATCTTGGAGCATCTTTCTGACCTACCGACTGATATTTATACTTGACCAGTTTGTTTAGGTATTTGTCACGGTGTGTCCAAATCTCTTTCTTGAGCGCATCGTCGAACCCTGAGCCAATCCCAAATTTCACACCAGTCGTGAGGTCTTCAACAACTAATGCACCGAGTGTGTTCGCTGGTTGTAGACCACCTTTCTTTGATGATCGCTTGCTCAACCCAAACTCATCTTTCTCTTGTTTGTTGTCGTTGTGCATCTTTTCTTCGAAACCAACAACACGAGCTTCTGCATCTAAGAATCGCTTGAGCTTCAGTAGTATCTGTTCTTTAAGTGTTGATCGACCACACTTGTATTTACTATCGGGGTTACGAAGCATCACACCCTCATATCCCTGTTCTAAACACTCATTCTCAAACGCAAGCAACTCTTCTGGTGAGGTAATCATAACCGGCTTCAAAACAACTATCACAAATGGTGCTTTGTTCTTGACCGACTTGACCATATCAGCAATTCGATCTTTGTATGGTTTATTCAAGTCATCTTTCACGTAGTCGAACACATACAGAGTAAACTCAGGCTCACCATCATGTGACATGACTTTTGATTGAATGTCATTAAAGGTACCTGGTGTCATGACCTCACCATCTACACCGTCAGGCAGGTGCTTCTCTAGTAGGGTGCGAATGTGGTGGTTGGGTATTGGTTTGAACTTTCGTGTGACTGCTTTGCCATCAACTTTCAGTACACGAATACCATCGAGCTTCGGTGTTGCAAGAACAGGGAATTTTAGGGTGCTAACATCTTCAAGAGTGCCAGCCAATAATGGTCTAGTGATCATTATACCATGATATACACCCAGACAGCTCATGTCTAGTATTAATTGATCTCCACGATGCCAAAAAACGACATCGTGGAAAATACACATTAGTGTGTAATTGCAATTTTTCGTGGCTTCTTCTCATCTGGAATCTGAACTTCCAAAGTGATTCCAAGAATACCGTTTTTCACGGTTGCTGACTTCACCACAACGTCATCTTGCAAAGTGAGCTTACGGTCGATTGTAGAGCTTCTGAGACCCCTATACAGGTATTCTCTCTCTTCGGCGCTGGTTGCAGATACCGTCAGGGTGTTTCCACAAACTTCAACATCCACACCAGACTCAGAGATTCCAGGAACTGAGAATTCTAACAACATCTCAGAATCGTTCAGCTTAACTAGGTTGTAGTCGTCGTGACGGTCCACAGCGATTTCTGGAAAAAAGGTTTCGAGTAGTGTCATAGTACCTCCTATTAAATTACCCCAAAATATCAATAAACACGAAAATTCACAATTTCAAGGAAAAACTCGTTTTTTTGGCTTCCCAAAATAAATAGAAATATCACATTTCTACCAAAAGTGCAAGACCATCATACGAGGAATTAATGGCTCAAAAAGGGTTTGAATACGAAGAGAACGCATACAAGGCGTTACAAGAGCACAAAATATCCACGGGTGGAATTGCTGGTGCAGCGAGAGATAAGCCAGACCTCACAATATCCAAAAAGAAAAAGACGACAGGGTGTGAATTGAAAATATCACCCACTGCTGCTGGTTCTCTTGTTATGAAGTACGTCGATGGTAAATGGGATTATGGCGAGTACAAAGGTCATGTTGAGAAAGAGTTCTTACAAGCAATCGGAGAAAAGTTCAACCTGCTTCAACAAATGAACAGCAGAGGTGAAGAAGGAAAGAATTGGAGAAAAAAGACTCCGTGTCTACAAAACGAGAAAGACGGAAGCAAAAAGATTGTGGGTGCAAAGTCGCCACAAGACGCATACGAAAAAGACATCAAAAAATTTGGAGCAGATAACGAAATTCATATTGATGTACCAGCAAGTGTTATATGCGAATACTACAGCAAGAAGAAGTGCTCATACATCAACATAGGAACACATGGCCTTTTCACCCTCAACGGCAGAGATGATCTCGACCTGAATAAAACACTGAAAGACAATAACCTACCACCAATACCAGACTTTGCAAAATCTGCGAGTGCTATCATTCGAGTTCGATGTCAAGCGAAGGGTTCTGGTACATATCAGTTCGTGATGACGTTGCATTTCGGTAAGGTAAAGAAGTCACCCTACAACATAGCACCACTCAAGAGTGGGTCTAGTTCTGACATTGATAAGAAAGCTTTGAAAGCAGATTCGATACTGTTGGCGTTTTAAGAGGTACTGCACTACAGAGGTGACACGATAGTTGCCGTGTCTACGCTCTGTTTCGCCCTTCTGGGCTCGTCAGGTGCAGATGCGCCATAGCTCAATTTTCCATTTGCGCTCGACAGAGCGACTTTATAACACAAAGCCAGAATCCTAAATCTTCCGAAGGTAGAAACCGTTTATTGCGCTACCAGTTTCATGTCGGTCGAAGTAGGGCTGCTACTTTGATGCGTACTATTTAGCAGTTTGGATATGGTCCTACAAAAATTTTTTAATGACAATCCCGTGGACATACGACAGCATTTTCTGAACACCCGCAGGGTGGATACTCACACATTATGTTGTATCCACAAACACCATCACCACACATAGAAATGCAATTTATTGTATTAATGTGCTTTTTCGTTGCGAACCTACCCAACAAGAATAGACCCACAAAGATAGAAATCACAACTAAAAATGGAAATACCATTCGCATCGACATACGATACCACACTAGAAAACAATGTCAATCAATTTATCAGCTTCTTTTTCAGAAACTTTGCCGTCTGCTACAATCTCTTCTACCTGATGTAAAAATTGAAGGTAGTGGTGACGCTCAAGCAACTTGTAGATGACATTACCTGGTAGTCGATTCTTGGTGCCATATTCTCGAATCTCTTTGGGCGTAAGCTTCTTCTGAAACCCTGCGTTTCTGTCTTTCCAGATTTTGTCATAGAGTGCAGAAAGACCCTTCACATCACTCTCAATCTCATCAAGCTCTTTCTCAATCATCTTGCGAAGGTTCGTCATGTCTTCTTCTGAGAATGCTTTCAACACCGAGTAGTCAATCAAGTCATCTTTCAAATCGTCTTTGAGTGCGTCAATCTTAGAGACAACATTCTTGAATTCACCGAAGTACTTCTCGATGTGAAATGGCTTTTCGGTTGGTTTTCGTATGAACGTATTGTTGCTGATGTCAAACACACCATCAGCAGATTCGTTTGCATTATCAAAATCTGTTTTGTCTGCTAAGACGTGGTAGTTGATTGGGTGTTTTGTGCCGGTGATGGTTTTGCCACTGAGACTGACAGCTAACGAGCGAATATCATCAATCTGACTCTGCTTGGTGTTGATAAGAATGTTCACATCAATATCTGAGTCTGGTGCATATCGCTTCGTGAGTATGCTACCAATGAGTGTGTAGTCTACCACGTTAGCTTTATCAGCAAGCTTCGAGATACCTGCGATGATTTGAGTGCGAACTTCAGGCTTGAGCTTCGTACCGTCTGCATCAAACACCTGTGGCGACAAGGTAGCTTGTTCGGGGTCGAGTATTGATTCTGTTAGAAATTCTGAAAAGTTTTTCATAATATTCAAGTGGGCTTGTCACTTCTAACTCCTGGCACCGTTCCGCTTCGGAGTCAGATTCGCAGCAGGAAACGGTAAAAACACTTCCTAGTGACAAACCCGTTACTATTTATGACAAATTGGTGGACCTGAACGGGAGTCGCACCCGTTGTTCAAGCTGTGTTCTCTAGTTCCGTTTACAACAATAGGTTGATCAATTAATAGACCTCAGACTTTACAGATCAAACACCTCTAAGTCATGTCGGTAGTGGGTAGCCACTATTCCCGCTCCAAGATTAGGTTTTACCCTCACGTTACGAACGGTTATCCGTGAGCACCGCTAGTTTGAGTTTCGCAGTGTGTAACGTAACTAGCAGAACAGTTACACACCACGGCTTATGCAGCTAAGGCGTAAGCAGAGTCGTTGAAGTTTGCACTTAAACGGTGGTTCATTTATTACGATGCCAAGAACCATCATCGTGTTGTGGGAGAGGCTAGTTCCTACAGCTTGTCGAAACTACGCAGGCCCGTAAAACCAGTATACACAAGATTTATGTGATTGTCAATATTTACATGAACCTAGTTTGGAAGGTTCTCTGCAACTTCTTCGTCTTCTGTGGATTGTTGCTGGTTTACCTGCTTGAGAAGTTCGAATACATTTTGCATGAATTCTGTATCATCCATGTGCTCAAGAAGTTTTGGATCTAACTTCGGTCGGTCGTCATTACCAACTTGACGAAGCTCCCATGAGAGTAGAAAGAACAAGCAACAACCAGCATTTGCTAAGTGAGTGAGTTTGGTCTCTTTGTCTTTATCTTGACCATGAAACCATCGAGTGAGGTGGCGTTGTAGTGCACCGAACGCACGTGACCAATCCATACCCTTTTCCCAATTTCGTGCTTCATACTTCGCTGCACCGAAAGTGAGTACTTTAGCAATCTCATTGACTGCATCGTATGGAATCAAGTCCCAACGGATTTTCTGCTGGTCGTGCTTTACACCCTCTGTCTTCTTTGTGTTCTTTGCCATGTTCAATCACCTTTAATGAATACTGCTTTCATAATGTACACAAAATGAAACGAAAAAGCAAGATTTTATCGTTCTTTCAGAATCAATCGAGTCCAAGATTGATGCGTGTGATGATGTACTCTTTGACGAAACCAGAGCGCACAATATCTTTCACACCGAACTCGACGAGCGCAAAACTGTTCATCGCTCTCGCAACCGACAGCAGACCTGGCATACCAGTTTCTTGATTCTTCTTGCCCGTCATTTTAAGATCGTTCTGTCGTGTGTCACCACAAAGAATGACACGAGTATTTTTACCAACACGAGTCAACACAGAATTGACTTCATGATCGGTGAGGTTCTGAATTTCATCTACGATGATAATTGCATCATCGAATGTGACACCTCGAATGAATGATGTTGACATGAACTCAAGGTAGTCTTTCTTCTTGAGAACATCATAGACATCACGTCTACCACCACACAATTCAGCAAACACTTCACGATATGGCGCTTCGTACATAGCCATTTTTTCTTGAAGCGTACCTGGTAAGAAACCTTGATCACGTGTTGTCACTGCACTTCGAACAATGATGATTCGTTTTGCATGACCCGCAACAAGATCACTGAGTGCGAAATAAGACGCAAGAAATGTTTTACCTGTGCCAGCAACACCATACAGAACGAGATTCTTTGCAGAACCATTTGCATGAAACGCAGCTTCTTGATTGTCAGTTAATGGAGTAATCTGACCTAACGGAAAATTGTGCTTGAGTAGCTTTTTCTGTCGGCGATAAGGATCTACTATCTCCTCAAAAACTGTCTCTTCTTGCGGCTCGTGATGTGCGTTTTTTCTGCTGGACCGTTTGCCCATGGATTAGTAATCCTTAATAGTGTTTTTTCTACCCGATTTTGATTTGATCTGTTGCATACGTTCTTTGAAGTCACCCTTCGGTTTAACTAAACCATCAACTCGAAACGGACTTACAAGAGAAGGTGTGTTGATCGTCAAACTCACACAACATTTATCGTTACAGCCAGGACACGGTTCCTGTTCTGCATCGAGCCTGTTAGCGATTCGACAGATTCGTTCAAATGTGTGACCACACTTAGAGCAAGTATAATCATACGTTGGCATGTTCACCCCCATGATAATCGGTGACTTTGAACCAAGCAGGACGTGGGCGTTTTGTGTATCTGGCAAATCTGTATTTTTCGCCGATGTAATATTGCTGATACGCAACAACAGGGTCAGCATGTTTGTATCGGTCAGGCATCGCTTGTGCTGGTGGTGTAAATGGTGCGTGAGAAATGCTGGTCGGCGGCGACTTGAGAATGTCACGCAGTAAGATGTCAGACCTATGTTTTTTGCCGTAGCGGTAAGTATATTCGTCACACAGCGCCACGAAAAGCTCATATAACCACATATAGTTATTTATGTTCTCACGACACCAGATGGCGCACGGATGGTTGATATGCGTAGCACTGTAGACAATCTCGTTGTGTAGAGGGTTTGCGAGTATGTAACGCTTGACTGTCTTCTGCTTACCAGTCTTGGTGGTTTTGGAAACTTGAGTCTGCACGCCGTCGAGCATACGATGTGCGGTACTGAGAAGTTGTGCGGTCTCAAGTATCATTTTTACAACGTGCTTGTCGAGGTGGTAACGTGCAGCTTGTACGGGGTCAGAAGAAAGGTAGAAAATATTCATACATATAGTATATCACACTGTGTGCGACACACAAACAACTTTATGGGTAAGTATGAATATTAAGAAGCGAATTAAGTGTCTGATCTGTCAAGTATTGTTCAAGCTTGGATTGATAAAGGCTTGTAATGCTGGACCACTTCCAATATCCACGAAAAAGGAAGAGAAATCCACAAAAAAGCCTAGATCCAAAAAGAAGAGCTAATCTTCTTTCTTGCCGAGAGCTTCAGCCTTCTTTGAAGGTGTGTAATATGGAGGTTCACACTTTTGCCAAATAGGCTGGTGATGACCACCACCCGAAGTTTCTGGGTCATGCTCATGTAAGAAGTAGTGCTGAAGTTCGTGACGATACACCATAGGTGCGTCTACGTTCTCTACAACATACACGGTATGCGTCTCTGGTTGATAAACACCAACAATAGCACCCACACCCATACCATCAAATATTGGTATGAAGTTGATTCCATCTTTTGAGAGAACATTAGGGCCGTGTGCTTTCACGATGTAGCAGCGAGGAATAGGAAAATCTAGCTCGTTAGAGGTGAGAGGTCTATCCGACCACACGTTATCATTTACGCACTGTCGAGCTTTGCGAAACTCTTCTAGCTCATCGAAATACTTACCGCATGGCTCAAGGTCATTCCATGAAGAGTTTGGAAACAACTCGTGAATAGCTACATGGTCAGTCTTGCTAATTACCGAGACACCACGATTCATCAAAATCTCTGGCTGAGTCAATACTGCAAGAACCAAAACGGAGGGTAGCACTGCAAAGAAGATTTTTACAGATACTCTGACGAGAGAGACGAGTGCTGAAAGTAGTAAATTCATTCGGTACCTACGTGTTTATAGCCTATTTTATTTATGGCTACAAAACCGAAGTATCCAAACTATTCTTCAAGGTCTTCTGGAGTGATTGGAACAACTGAAATCTTAGTCTTCTTCTTTGGATCTTTATAGACCTGTGGCAACAACTCTTTGAAATGCTTGCAGAGAAGTTTGTTAATTTCATCTAACAGGTGAATTGCTTGTGCTTCGATCTGCTCGTTTGGCTTGTTAGTATCAAATGTCAGTATCAGTTCGTGCAGCTTCACCATCGCTCTCAGTGGCGGTGCTTGCTGCGTTGTTAGCTGCTTTTGCTGACTGTTCTTTTTTGCCATTAGTCTTACCTTCAGATTTTATCAAACCTGGAAATACTTCGTCGATTGCCTTTTTGGTTAGACCCAACTCAAGCTTCTTGTCTTTCGCAGCGAGAAGAATTTCTGCTTCTACCGGATCAAGAGCTTCTAGCAAACTAATAAACATCGCCTCTCGTTTTGACTGTCTGAGGTTCGGTGTGTTCTCTCTATTGAAAACGTACCAACCCTTAGCAGAAACCTTCAATGTCGTGTTACCAAAACCCTGTGGTACCGCCATCGGGGTGTATGGTGGCTTACCTTCGGGTAGCGACAAAACCAAAGATGCGTCATAATTCATTCTCAAGATTCCACGCAGTGCAGGTGAATCATGAGTTTTCAATATTTGAGTTCGCTCGTTCTTGGTCTTCGCAGACTTCAATAACTGAACAACCTCTGCAACACTCAGGGAAGACATCATAACTCCATCAAAACTCTGAAATACTTTCCATTAAGTATTTGAGACGATTCTCTATGAAATAATTTAGTAAATTCCGTCGCTCACCTTGTGGACCTTTTTCGAAGGCTTCTATGATTTTCTGCTCGATTTTTGGAGGTACGTTGCTCAAATCAATGAGAGTTTGGTTTCTCTTGAAGTTTCTGAGCATGGTCTCGTCGAACATAGATTCCAAATTGTCAGAAGCAACCCACTCAGCAAGCTTGTCTTTTCGGATAGGCTTCTGTCTCTGATCTGGCGTCACGAACACAGCATCGTTCGATAAGAAGTTTGGTATTCCGTCACCAGAGTCGCCAGTCAAGATGTGCTCAAGCAAGTATCGCTGTGGCTCTTTCTCAATAAGAAACTTCTTGAGAATAGGTGAGTACTGATGTACGTTCGGGTATTTCTGCAACTGTAAGAAGTCTTTGTCACCAGACAAGATCATTACAGGTTCAGGTACCTGGTCTAACCCCTCTTGAATGAGTCGGTGTGACTGAGTGTACTTACACATCGTAGCAACAATGTCATCTGCTTCTGCACCCTCAACACGAATCACCACATACGGAAACTTATCTGCGATCTCATCACGAATCTTGTTCAGTGTGGTGAAGATGAGATTCCAGTCGAACTTTGATGCATCACGCATTTTCTTGCGGTTTGCTTTGTAGTACGGGAAGAATTCTTTACGCCAGTACTTTCTGTCATCAGTACAGAAAACCATCTGACCATACTTGTCACCGAACTTGCGCTTGTATGACAAGATTGATGTGAGCACCATATGACGAATCATGTCTTCTGATAACTGAGCTGTAGGGTTCGAGCTTATCTGCGACATCAAATTCGATATGAGGGTTTGGTTGAAATCAATGAGTATAATAACGCCTCCGCTACTTTGTAGTTCTACCTTTTATTATACACGAGCGCATTGTTGTTGTAAAGAATTATACTCACTTCCACACAAAATGTGGATCGGCAGTATTTTGGAAATCGAAGATATTTGGATCTTTCATCAATGCGGTTCGGTATCTGGTAAAATTGATACCCTGACCCCATTTGAAGTGCGTCAGAAGCTCACGTTTGGAAACAACTCCACGGCTTTTGATGAACGCTTTCAATTCACCAAGCTTGTTCTGAGACTGTACACAAACGCTATTATCAAGCACAGCATCAATAGCTTTAGAAAGCTGATGCGAAGACCTACGACCATACGGTAGCACGTCACTTGCCCAGTTGAGTTGTTCTTGTGCTTTGTTATTTCGATACGTATTGTCATCGAGGTATTTCTCTAGTAGCGCAACAGACGAATCAATATCAGTGAAGTGATCTGATACACCTTCAGGACAAATCTCGTGGTAGTAGTCACCGTTGTAGAACACAACCGGACACCCATTCATCATCGAATCAGTAGCAGAAATACTCCACCCAGCATATTTCTGCTTTGGTGCATAGCACACACGACACTTCGACAGGTGATCATAGTACCCACGCTTGTCAAACTTATCTGTGTACATGTACGGTCGTATTGATGTCTTCTCTAACGGCACCCAAACACGAAAATCTTTACGCTTCTCCCACAACTTGTCACAGGTTTCGATGAACGTGTCGTAGTCTTTGTACACCCAAGGGCGATGGTTGAATGCAATAATTTTCTCAGTAGTCTTTCGTGGTGCTGATGTACAGTCACTCTCTTTGATACCAAGGTAGTTCGGCTCAAGTATCGTTTCGAGCTTGGCGATAACAGAATCAGAGAAAAACTGTCGTGCAGTTTTGATCGCAAGGTTCTTCTGTGCGTTGGTGTTCACGAAGCATTTGTCCATTTCGAGAAGACCCGTAATGTTGTTCATGAAGGTGTCTTTCCACGTTACGATCTTAGGAAAGTCAAACCAGTGACAGTACCCAAGACAGCGCACATCGAAGTGTGTCTGATACTTCAAGAGGTTCATCAACTGAAGGGTATGTTCAGGTAAATGACTGAACACCATATCGTACTGGTAGTCTTTGTAGTTCAATATCTCTCGCTTGAACTCATCGGTGTTGAAGTGAATACGCATCTGTGGTGAGTACGTATTGAACCCACCAATCACAAACTGGTGTGTGTTCTCAAACTCAAGAGATTTAAGCTTCGCTGGTGATATGATGTGCCAAAACAGATCGCTTCTCTCTTTTCTGAGAGATGAGATCATCATCGACAGTGCATCAACGTAGCTATCAGTCTCGTAGTTCTTGCTCGTGATGTTTGGGTACACCAAGATTCGCTTTGTCTTCTCAACCGGCAGATTCGACAGTGATGTAAACGTGGTCATTATGCACCTACATTCCAAAACAAAATGGGTTCAACTCTCTCATGCGTTTCGTAGTAATCAAGCATCGGCTTCCAAGCTTTTGCGTCATATTCTGGTGCGCTAGGAAATGGAGGAAGCTCGTTCTTCTTTACCGTCTGGTTCCATTTATACTTCGATGGGTGAAAGATTGCTCGACCAATCTCACGTGAATTCATGTTGTGGCCACCAGAAGACACAACGTGCACTTCTGCATGTGGCCATGCCAACTGTAACGCTCTGCTCAACGTACCACTAGAACCAACAGACCAAACGTGGCGAGGTGTAATAGGCAGCGAACGTGCAACCTTAATGAAACATGCGAACACTGTAGGGTGTTCAAGACCTATCGGCAACAGAGCACGAGTCTCAGGATCTTCTGCAACATAATCTTTCGCTCTCTTCTTGGTGACATTCAACATGCCATCAGGTACCCAATGATACTGAGCACCAAGAGCAATACCCCTCTTCTGATATTCATGGAGTTTGTCCATGCTTCTTTCTGCCATGAAGATGACAGCTTTCTTATCGTACCTGTTACACAAAAACGGAAGACTGATCTGTGCATACCCCGTTGCGGGACAAGAACCATACACCCACTCTTTGATATTCTTGTGCTTAGGGCAGTGACCTATTAAGTAATCTGCACCACGTATTTTTGTACCCGCAGTAAGCAAATCATCACGAACAACGTAGATGCCATTATGTTGCTCCAAGGCGGGTGTTGGGTATGGATCTTGCCACCCAGAGATGAGTGAAAGATACTCATCAGACGTGTCGGAGAGAAATTCGAAGTTCATTTTAGTGTCTTTCTGGTCCGTGCTTTAGACCCTTGTACTCGTAGTATGCTTTCTCTGCAATCTCTTTACGAAACGCTTCGGGTTCATACTCACCCCAACCAAGGTAGAAACCGTCTTCATAACCATGACAGTAGACATCTTTTTCAATTCGACGACAGATATTCTGCTCATCTGAATATCGTGCGGTGTAACCCACAACAAATCCAGACACGAACAGACCGAGCATGATAATAATAGCAGCAATCACGTTATGTTCTCCAATCAATAGGTACTTTCGAATGACTCTTCAAGTATTCATTCGTAGTAGAAAATGGTTTAGAATCAAAAAAATTTATGTATGCAGAGAGTGGTGATGGGTGTGACGACTTGATGATAAGATGCTTGCTCACATCAATCAGAGACTCTTTCGACTGTGCGTAGTTACCCCACAAAATGAACACCACATTAGACAAGTGGGTTGAAACATCAGAGATGATCTTGTCGGTGAACTTCTCCCACCCGAGGTTTACATGAGAACCTGGTTTGTCTTTCTCAACAGTCATGATCGAATTCAAAAGAAGAACACCTTGCGTAGCCCAGGGTGCTAAATCACCATTTCGGTTTTTGATGTTGAGGTCTTTATCAAGCTCAAAAAATATGTTGATTAGAGATGGTGGCACCGGACATTCATTGTTGACAGAAAATGCAAGTCCGTTAGCTTGTCCCTCGCCGTGGTATGGATCTTGACCCAAGATAACAACCTTAATTGTTTCGAATGGCGTCAGTTCAAATGCTCTGAACATCTGATTGACAGGTGGACACAGATTCGATGTTGCTTTGACTGTCTTGGTCAACTCAACAAAGTAATCTTTTACAATCTCATCTTTGAGAAGTTGCTCCCAGTTCATTTTCTATTACGCACCTTCTTCATATCATCGATAGCAGAGTCGTACCCAACAGAATATCCAATAGCAAACACAGAAAGTGTGAACACTAGCGTCATGAAGATGAAGAAAAAGCTATGAATCATCGTCGATAATCTCCATCTGCTTTTGAGTTCTGTGTACGATCTCACTTGTAGACAGCTTCGACATATCTTCACCCTTGAGAGCAGCGATCTTCTCAACTTTTCGCATAGCATCGATTATCGAATTTATGCGTTGTCCGAAGATGATTGCAGCTTCGACACGACCACAATATCGACCAAAGAGAAAACTGATCAGACTTGCTATTACTGTGTATATGAAGGTTGAACTTACCATCTCAATAATCGTCTCCAGAATGGTGTATTATTCTTCGCATTCTCTTTCATCCACATGACGGTTTTCTTTGCAGACTCAATTCTATCTATCTGCTGTATGAAGTACACACGCTCGTCGGTTGTCAGTGGATTTTTCAAGTTCTCCATATAGAGAATGTCAAACTTACTGTGCTCAAGTGTGTCGAGTACAAAATCCATCTTGGTCAACAGATTATCACGGCGAGCAAGCAGACTTATGGGACCCAGTTTTACTTTTCTACGAAAGAGTTTCATATCTATTCAGTCTTTTGTCTAACGATCTTCTTCAAGTCTTCACCTGCGATAGAGCTAATGGTGCTCGTCTCGTAGTACTTCTTGAGCTGTTGCATAACATGAGAGTGTTTCTCATTCTTAGAAAGCTCATCTATCTGATTCAATAGCTCATTGTATGTTGGATGAAAGTCTGCACTATACACACCAGCTTCATACTTACTATCGAAGTTCTCTTTGCTGATCTTCATTCGACCACCATAGCGATAGAGTGCATAATCTTTAATCTGAGATTCGATGTTTTCGATTGGTGCTTCGTTCGATAGGTGTCTCAAGTACAGTTGACTACCATATCGACTCTTCATGGTCTTGAGGGTGGTTGGGTCTTTCATCCATATTGCTTCGTAGAGAGCACCAATCTCAGATATTGGCAGCATGAAAATGAACTGCTCAACATCACAGTTCTTAGGACCAAAGAAATTGTCGATGGTAATGTGTGATAGGTCTTTACGTGCTTTGTCTGCTCGTTTTGCAAAGTCGTCACCAGACACAAACTCTTTTACATAGAGTGCTGATGTGTTCTTGTTGTACCACGACACTGCTTCTTTACCTAAACCCTCTTCATACTTCTTGAGGTTAATCCAGAGAGCTTGTGTCTTGTTCTGTTGAAGAAGAGCCATGTAACAGTAGTCATCAGCTACCTTGTTACCTTCATGATCAGTATATGGAAATACCTTGATGACATCGAAATTCTTCTTGGTAACTTCATACCCCTGATACTCTCGAACATCAATGCCGTAGTTCTCATGAATGTATTGAGCAACCTTGATTGTCAGCATCACGTCATATAGAGATTCGTGCTTCTGCTCTTCTTCTAGCAACCCAAACGAACGTGCAATCGATTCAAGAGTAAATGATGGTTGACCATTCTCTTTCTTGATAAGCTTATCGACGAATGCTTGATTATCACATGCAAGACGACGAACTACTTGAATGAGATCACCATACTTGATGCTACCACCAAAGTATGGATTCAACCCATTTCGAATCATGCTCGTACGAAGGTATGGTATGTCGAACTTGTTTGAGTTGTACCCGATCAATCGAGTATCATCCCACTCGACAATATCTGCGAGGTATTTTTGAATTTTTGCCATCGCTACAGCTTCGGTAGAATCTGATGTGCTGTTGTGCTCAAACACATCAGTATTCGTGGCGCAGATTGCACCAGGGCTCGGCAACTGCAATCGTGACAGTTTAATCTTACCACGCAAGCAAGAGCGCATTGTCCAATTTTCGTCAATCTCGACAAATGCGTAATTAAGAATTTGACCTACCGTGTTTAGGTCGGTGGTCTCAAGATCAAAAAATATACTTTTCATACTACAGTACTCTGAGTAGTAGTGTATCTTTATTGATGCGTCCGGTCAACTTTTTTTCCTTCGTTCTGATGGAAGGTAGTATTTTCCGCAAAGCTACTTTTCCAGATTCAAGAACACTTGGAAGCACATCTTCAGGCTTTCTCAAAGTTTTGGAAATGGACTCTTCTAAGTCATAATTCAATATCGTACAACCCTTCACCATGAATCCATGTGCGTTGTTGCAGATGTATACACCCAACGTCTTATACTTGACGTTGTATACCCATAACTGCGTAGCACCAACTATTTGTGAAGGTAAGATGCTCTTGAGATTTTCGTGCTCTTTGAGGTACTGAAGCTTTTCGACCTGCTTCGCTGCTGGTTTTGCTTTTCTCTTTCGTGGCACACGATTCGTGCTTGATATTTGTTTCGCAATACCTTGCCATCGATTTGCATCTTCAATAAACCCTTCGATGAACTTGATGAATGTGGTCAACTGATTCTTCGAAAGAAACGAATATGCCTCTTTTAGCTGCTCACACTCACCACTATGTGCAAGTTTAAGTTCTGCTAAGATGCTCTTCTCGTAGTACTCAGCAATACTTTTTGCGTGAACATGCTTTACCTTTCGGTGCTGCATCCACTCATAGAGTGAGAAAGAAGATTTGCAGTTATTCAACACAAACTCATCAATCTCACAATCAAGCTCACCGAGCAATTCTTTAAGCTGATTATGTAAATGCTCTTGAACACCCACACGAGGTTTTGTTTCGGCAGTCTCACTTTCGGTGGGTGTAGAGACAACCTGCAAGACTCGATTTGTCTCGTCTTTAATGTTCTTGAGATACTGCAAAGGAAACAATGACTCATTCAGTGTGTAAATTCGACACAACCACCCGATAGTCGTAGGTACACGAATCTCAGAAGCTTTCGTCTTTAATTTGTCGAAAACGTCCATGTCATACTTCTTGAGGTATGTGAGAAAGTAGGTCTTCGCATCGTCAGAGTCTTTATTGTAACTATACCAATTTAGTATCGACACCAACTCAGCTTGCGGCTCGGTGCTCTTGAAAGTTGGCTCATTCAACTCTACTTGGGCACGATTGATGCTCTTCACACGTTTTGCCATTTCTGCGGTTCTCCAAAAAGATATACAACCAGTATAGCATATTCAGAAACCAGAAAAAAGACGTTTTTTACACAAATAATATCAATTACTTAAACACCACATTTTTAATAGGATTAAGGGTTCTTACCAGAGGTATGCGTTTGTTCATTAGGATTGATGGAACGCATATTTCGCTATGAAGTATGAATCCACAATGTCAGACATTGGCGACTCACCCTCGTTACAATTAATCGCTGCTGAAATATCAAATTGCGTGTCTGTAACAAAACTTTCATGCATGAGCATCTTATCTGCATTACCTTTGCCGGTTGCATACTTCTTCACTGCTGATGGCGCCACAACACTGAGGGTGTTTTTATTTCTAAGAAAGAGCTTGTGCTTGAGCACACCTGTGTTCTCTGCAATATTAAACACAACACCCTTTGCTGCAAATGCATACCCCTCAATGTAGACGTTTGCATGTGGTGGTATATGAGACATAGACCAAGAAGCGATTGAATTGAATCTCTCTTCTTGAGACGAGAAATCGGAGTGTGGCGAGCCGAAGAAACGACCATCATTAAACTGGCATTTCTTCTTGCTCGTCAAAAAGTAGAATTTGCAATTACTAAAAGACCACTCGCTACCTGTGTGAACACACACCGAAGGACTCGACATCGAATAGTCTATACCGACTACGATGTTCATTCATCCTCATCGTCCCAGTCTTCAGACTCATCGAAGTATTCTGCATCATCAAAGTTATCGTACTCATCGAAGTCTTTCAAGAATGGAGTCTCTTCAACGACATGAACACCCTCACCACAAAACGGACAACACTGAGGGGTTTTCTTCCCTTTGTACTGTAGTGTGAACTTCAGATCACATTCATAGCATTCGATCTCTTTTTTGATTTTCTTCATTACTACATCTCACAATGTCCAGCAGAACACGCCAACTCTTTGGACGATGTTGTCGTGTCTTCTTTTTCGTACACGGACAATTTAGTCCAATCAACATCTGCTGGCATCTTAGAATCCAACTCTTGGAACTGCTCTTGGGTGCAATCTTGATAAGGTGCTTGTTTGTATACATGATCACTGAACGGTAAGAATGATATTCCAGAAATGTGGTCAAAGTTTTTGTAGACATACGCTGCGACATCGAGCCACTCATGCTCTTTTACCGAGATGGTGATAGACACTGTATGTTCAGCCCAGAACTTCTTATAGAAAAGCCACAATTCAAGGTGCTGAATCGCCGTCAGACTATCTCTATACTTTGCACCACCAGGCGACTGAACAGGAAACGAAAACACGGTTGTATGTTCTGGTTTGGTAACATCTGGCTCATTTGGGAACCCCATGTTCTTCATCAAAACACATAACGGATCTTTGTTGTCAGATCGAACCGTTCGAATGTAGTACTCTGAGTGACGAGGGTGAATACCAGACGCACTGTCAACTAACTGAGACACCGTACCTGAAGGTTTGACGCATGTGATTGCAGCAGACTCAGGTATGCCGAGCATCTTTGCCCACTTGCGATTAACTTGAATTGCTCTGTCACGAAGCTCAACCAGAAACTCTTTAAGCTCATCAGACGGTGTTGACATGAACTCATTATCAAGAATACCTGTAAGAGACACACCAAGAAGACGCTCTTCTTCTGCATTCTTTTGCCAGTCTCGTGTGAGGTATCTGAAATTAGTGAGGGTTGATTGTATCGTACCGAGAATAGTAGCAAGCTCAACCTTCTTCAGTAGTGTGTCTTTGGTATCTTCAGCACGAACAACTACTTCAGATAAGTTACAGAACCCACGATTTCTCAAAAGAATCTCTGCACATGGATTTGTACCTGCAATCTTAGATGCATCTCGGCGCTGCTCACCATCAGAATTTTTACCGAGGTTTTCTGCACCCTTCTTAGCTGCTACGAGATTGAACAGACCTCGCTCACCAGAACGTGACTCATAGAGTGATTTCCATTCATCCATGAAGATGCCAATGTCTGGCTTCTCAGTGTAGCAAGCACTGTTATTTGCGAGAGCACGTTGTACGTTTTCAATCCACCACTGACCAGATTTTGCTGCTCGCATTCTGTCATCAGACAAGTTACTTAATGAAATGAGTGCAGAACGACGAACACCACCAACCACGATGACTTCTGCAATCTTACAGACAATATCATGACACTCTATCGACTGTAGCTTTCTACCCGCAGCAGAACGGAAAGTCTTGATGCAGAATTCAAACAATGCGACGAGGGGTGCTGGACCTGATGCTCTACCACCAAACGTCTTGAGTGGCGCACCAGAAGGTCTAACACGACTTACATCAAACTTTGGCACTTGACCCTGATAGAGAAGACCAATCAATTCTTTGAGAGCTTTTGCCCACCCAATACGTGAATCTTGAACAACAATAGTTGTATCTGAGTCATAGAAAGACTCTGCAATATACGGTAACTGAGAAACGTACTGTCGCTCAACCGAGAAACCAACACCAGTACCACACGAAAGAATGTACAGAATTTCATCGAAAGCTCTTGGGTTATCGATTGCTATGAATGAGCAGTTATAACCAGCAGCTTCGTCACGCTCTAGTGCTTCACCTGCGGTCATCAAGCACCGCATAGACGGCATGACATCAAGAGACAAAATAGCTTCTTTCAACTCTTCTTGTGCAGACTTTTTGAATGAAAAGTCACATCGTGATTTGAGATGATTCTCAAAGAAAGTGAAATATCGACTTACTGTTTCTTCCCAAGTTTCTCTGCGACCCTTTTCGGGCAACCACCGGCTATATCGAGACAGGTGAATGAACTGTTGGTACAGCGTTGGTAAATTTTTCATGAACACTCCTTTAATGTCATCAAGATGTGAATGACTATATCAGAATTAAGTATACAGAACAAGAAATTGTTTAGTCAAGTCTAATGCGAGGATTTGGTATTTTGTAACAATTTCTCTTACCTCGGAAATTGAACACAAGGTAAGTGTGTAATGGATATGTGGTTGGTGATCGTCGTGATCTGAATAGTGCTCTGCCATCTTTGTATGCACCTGTGTTCTCATATGTGTCAATAACTGAATTCTCATACACCAACTTTACACTTGACACCGAAGAATACTCTCTCTTCAAAATCAAAACTCCACCTCTTTCTCTGAATTCAGACTGCTTGAGTAAATTACCATTCTTATCACCATCTTCAAATTTGTCGGTCAATACCGCACAGGTATTCTCCACTACACTCTGTGCTGATGTGTATGCGACTTTTTCTGAATATACAACACCCCTCTTGTGAACTCGAATAATGTCACGCATGATCATGCGATATGTTGTGGTTGGTATGTTGTTATTTCTCTTTCTGGGATCAACAAACCCTCGACTCTTATAGCTCAGACCGTTTGACTCTTGAGTCCACAAGAACGAAAGCTCACAACGATTGGCATATTTTTCCATCTGTTGAAAAATTGGTGTGCCACTCTGTAACCAGTTTTTTGTTCCACCCTCTTGGTGGCTCAGTTGACCGAGTGCTGGTCGGTTTGGGTAAGTAACGTCTAGTCCGTCCATGTTGTAGATACACGGCGCTTTAAGTGCTGGCGAGAAACCATGACCTTCCATCAAATCTGCTCGTGTTGGTTTGATCGTGTTTCGAGAACCACGATATGCGTTCCATACAATTCTAGCATCAGGGAACAACTCTCTAGTCCAAGCAACAAGAACACGACCTGCACGATCACCAAGGTTGCTCTCTAGTCCAGGGCTCACATAGAATTCAATATCATCACGCAAGTTTTCTGCTAAGTTTTGTTGAAGTGGTATCACATACTGCGCCAACTTAGACTTCAATGCAGCGTCACGAGCTGCCATTTTCTTGTTCCAGACATTCACCGAACCAACACCATACAAGAATTCATAATTACCGAGTCGATTGTTTCTGTGACCAGGTTCATTGATTAAGTGTACCTGCAAGCTCTTCACTCTTGGGTCTGTAAGAAGTCTGTTAAGACAAGAGAAATCATTACCGAATGTGTTGTACAAAAATGAGATGTGAATTTCTCTGAGTGGTGCTGTTGCTGCTATGAAACCATCACAGTTGAATGTTGGTGCGGTAAGGTTAAATGTCGCAAACGCAACATTTGTTAAACGCTCTTCATCTTGTACTGCCGCATAATCGGCTTTACTTAGAGGCACATCTCGTGATTGAACGGTAAATGCAAAAATTGATAGGGCGAGTATTAGCGAAGACCAAATTTTCTTCATAAGACATCAAGCGATTATTACATATACCACAGAAGTATATATAACGGCTCGATGTCTCAGAATTAGAGAACCTTCATAATAATTCGGCTTTTTTGTGGATCAAATCCATTGAACATTGAAGATAGCTTTTGCTTTGTTGGCAACACGAAGTACACATCATCATCAACAACAACACCCCTAAGAATGTTGAACAGTCTCATGTTGTCACCCTTGATCAGTCGCTGACCATTAACTTCCATGAACCCATCGGGTATGACATCGCCGGCAAATGGTGTCATATATCCTACGGGCATCACTTTCAGAAACTCAAGCTGCTTGTCGTTCATACTTTTCTCCACTGAGAAAGCTCAAGCTCTGCGCTCAATCCAGAAAAGGTTCTTTCTCGAATCGTCTCTAATATGCTCTCTGGTGTGTGACCTGCGAGCACCATGTCATTGATGTCTTTCTCTGTGATACTCTGCGGCCAGATACAGACTTTCTTGTTAGCTTGAATTGCATCTGACATCAAACTAACAATCTCTTTATTTCTTGGCTCATTATCGAACACCAACACTGCATCGACTGATGTTCCAATTTTTGCTAGAGCAGACTTGAGGTCAGAGTTTGCAGCAGCAAGACAGTTTGGCAAGAACAAGCTATCGATAGGACCCTCAACCACATACACCGTATCTTTCTCATCAAGACGCTCTAGTCCATATACGAGATTGGTGTTTGAAGATGCTCGTATGGTGATGTATCGAAGACCACCCTCTGCGAATAGTGCTCTACCCTGAAGACCCAACACACCATCATTCTCATCGAAGAATGGTATGACGAGACGTGCATCATTCTTAGATAGGTTCGAATACTTACCAGGAAATACATCATCAACCAATGCTGCGAAATCTTCGGTGAAGAAAATCTTTGCATGATACTTCTCTGGTATCTTGCGATTAATCACATACTGCTTTGCGAAATGGCCGTCTTCAAGCTCACTGACTTTGGTTGCATGTTTGCTGGTAAGAGTTGAGAACTTGACCTTCACAACTTTACTGACTTTCTCTTCAGTCTTTTTGTTAGTAACACCAGACTTGTACTTCTCAAGCAAATATTCACTATGAAAAGAAGGAAACAGTTGCTTCAAGAACGTACCCACACCCATACCAGTCGAGCAGTTATGGCATTTGTAAAACATCGCTTGACCTTTCTGGTAGAAGAAACCACGTGCTTTTGACTTCTTCTTTTCGCTGTCACCACAAACAGGACACGAGCAGTTATACAGAGAAGCTTTCTTCTTCTTGAAGTTTCTCAGACTAGGACCAACAAGGCAGATGTACTTAATGTCGATATGTAACATGATGCTAGTATAGTAGAACTAGCGAGCAAACACAACAAAATTGCTATTTTGTGGATAATTGCTCAAGTGCAGAATTCAACCTTTTCTCCAATTCAGCAACACGCTGTTGTAGAAGAATGATTTCGTGTGCCATGTTATGTGGCAACAAACGCCGTCTTACTGGCTGAACTACAGCAGCAACAACCTCGCTCTCAACACTCTCAGTCTTCTTCGATTTTCGTGTCTTCTTAGTTTTGGTTGCCATTTTGAGTACCCTCGTAATATTTCTTGTATGCATTTATGATGCGTTGCTGTGTTTTGATATACGCTTTCAACCTCTGCACATTCACCGCTAGGTTCTTGTAGTCGGTGCCTGTCAGAGCAAATACCACGGGCTTTTCACCACTCTTTCTAATCTCTTCGAACTTCTTCTCTGCAATACCCATGTGAATGACATGTAGCTTGACAGGTCGCATCTTCAACGGCTCAGCAGGACGCAGGTTGAGTGGAGGTTTGGTGTCTATTGGTGTTGGTGCAACCGAAGCAGCACACCCACTAAGCAAAAGTACAGTTGTAATGAGAAGCTTTTTCATTAGCAGTCACCCCCAAGGGAAATAATCTCAAAGCACCGAAACACATTCTGTGTGGCACGATTGACAGCGTTTTCTACAAGCTTTGACTTCTTGAGAGCAAGCTCTTCGAGAGACTTCTTGTTATGTTGCTCACGAGCTATTCGATCAATCTCTTCTTGTTCTGCTCTTCGAATGTCTTCGATCTCACGAGAGAGATCATCTTTCGTCTTGACGAGGTTTTCATAGTTCTGTTTGAGGGTTTGAATCGCTCGCTTCTGCTCTTCAACTTCTTCGACAAGTCGTGCGTTCTCTTGCTCAAGAAGCTCAATCTTAACCACGGTGTACTTGTAGTATGCAAAGCACGAGAGAAGCACAAACGCTAGTGAAACAATACCTATGACAATTCTGTTCTTGTAGAGAACAGTCAAAAAAGCCATAATGTCCATAATCAATACCTCTTAATGAGCCACTTTCCATCATAAACGATGTCATACGCACTTTTGATCTCACGTAATTTATACACCGTTGCAGTGACCTGTTCGACTCCTAAATCGTCTTGAACACATATTTTCGTATTCATGGGTTCTGTAAGTCCAGATTGCACACCCAAGAAATACTCAAGCTCTGATATTTGTTGCACATCATTAGCTAACCAAAGTTGACCGTGTACTTTGGTAATACCTATTGGTGTATAGCCAGCATCAAATCCAATATCCCACAAAGTGCCGTGAGCATAGCTCTCGTGCTCCCAGGTGAGCAGTTCAAAACCAGGAAAAGGCTCATCTTGAAGAGTGAACGTATTTACTTTTAGGTTGTTAAAAATAAAAAACGCTCTCATGAATTTTAATGGACCTGCTCTTCTTGAAACTCGACGTGCTGACCTGTGCTCATATACGACAACAGAGATTTCGCATCGTTCTTGATAAGCTCAGACAAAGCTCGCACCTTAGTAGCTACGTCATGAAAACGCTCAAAGTCTTTCGTGTCGATACATACACCCAATTCAGTGATGTACTCACGCTGCTTATCAATAGCAGGAAAATACGACTCAAGACGTGTCACATGCTCGTGACCCACACCATATTTTGAAACGAATTGTTCATAGGCGTGCATCACCGAAAGCTCAAGTTCGTTTACGGTAGTTGAAAGTGTATCTATTACCAGTCGTGTTGCTTGTATGTCCATGTTATTGTATTGTGTTATTGTTCTTGCCAAAAATTACTGTAGAGCACTCAGCTTTGATGATCGTATCAACTTCAGTGATCGTACATACGAAAATGCCAGGGTCGAAGCTTCTGTTCTTGAGAACATCAATCTTGTCTTGGTCTTCTATGTTCATTGTCACTTGAATGTTTTCGTTCACCTTAACGACAACATTTCCAGGCGCTTCACTGACAAACTCAGTAATCAGTCCATAGATTGGGTATATTTGACCAACCTCAACTTCACCGAGTTGTACTGAAAGCCCCAAGTCATCGAAAAGGTTTTTGTCTTCTGTCAGCTCATTGATTTCGTTTTCTGGATTTTTATTGTCGTCGTCACTCATAGCAGTATTTATTTCCCCACTGTTATTACAGTGTAGCACACACATGAACGTAGAACAACAATTTTAACGTCTGGAAATAGTGGAACGCTTTTTTCGGAAAACGATAGGTTCTTTCAAACCGGCAATTCCATTCCCCGAAATAGAATTTGCTGGAACTTCTTCTTCCACCTTTTTGAGCTTGGAATAATAATCTGGAAGTTCTCTTAAATGTGCTAACACAATTTTGGCTAAGTCAGCATCAGAATCCACAACATCAAGTTTTCCACCATCGTCATGCTCAGACTCGACAGACAATCCAAGAATGAACTGGTTTATGTCAACTTTTGACCAGTCAACCGAGAGCTTATCGCCAATGTGTTTTGCTTGGTCTTTACTGAACGTGCGCTTCTCTTCAGATAAGAATGTTCGAAATGACTTCATATCTTCCTCAACACTTCGACGATTGATAGATCGAGAGCTATGTCAGTACTACGAACCGGCTTGTCTGCAACAAGGTGCAGAACTTCTGGCATGTAATGAAGAAACACCAAGAATGTTTTGAGCTGTGACCAGTACTGTTTGTCTATCTTGAAGAACAAGAGCTTGGTTGCTTCAGCACCAAATGAGTTGTAGAGAATGATGAGGTGATTGAGTATGAGACGTTCTTTTAACTCGCCAGAAGCCACATATCGACTCAACAGACGCTTGATGTATTTGATTCTCTTGAGGTCGTTGTGAAATTCATCGATGTTGAGACACTGGGGGTTCTGATAGTGCTTCATCGCAAACATGATGTAATTCTGTTCAGTCAATCGCTGATTCATAGTATCATGATGCGATGAAAGCATAATAAAAACTCAGATTATTCTGAGTCTGGGTCTGTGATACCCAAATCAGTTTCGGTCTCTATCTCTTCTTCAGTTTCTTCTTGACGATCAACACTTGCGAGTGCAATCAAAAGCTCAACCTTGGTTCGAGTATTCGTCTTTTGAACAAGATACCAACCTGGTGATGTGATGCCCAACTCTTTGTTTGCTGCTGCAAGAGCTTCTTCGCTATCAATCAACACGAGCTTCTTACCAGAAGCATCATGAGCTACTGTAACACCATCTTCAGCTAGAGTAAGGTGTTTTGGCTTCTTATCGTATGTTTTACCCCAAAGTGACATAGTACTACCTCTATTAATTATTCAAGTCCAGAATCAGTTTCGATACTTTGACTATCATCGTTAGTAAGCTCGGTGTTTACGTTGTATGTACTAGACGAAACACCAACAGCTTCAGCAACAAGCTTGACTGAATTTACCGCAGATGATGAGTTTGTGTTGAGTGCTACTGTAAGCACACGCTCGGTACCAGCTCGTGGACCACGATTTATACCTGCGGTCGTAACTGGCGTGAGAACAAGTCTAGGCAAGTCTGGATAAACTTCAGGATCAGCACCAAAATGAATCAAATACTTTGTGCCTGGTGTGAAACTGCCAGGTATTGTGTAAACTATTCGTGAACGATACCACGCAGCAGCATCTTGACCATCATTCTGTCGAGTTGTGTACAACCCAAAGAATGGAGCATTGTCATTCGATGTTGAGTCTATGGTCACAACCGCATATGCAGAGAAGTCTGCAAGCTTGACATCATTAGCTGCACCATCAAAGAAATACCAGTTGATCTTTTTACCTGCGGTATTATTAATGAAGTACCAGCCATCTCTATTGTTAGGATCAGGAACACCTGCTGCACCATCAGTGTATACAGAAGCATTCGAAGGATACACAAAGTTCTGAACTACAGGAACAGAGTCTATCGCAAGATCGTCTGTGTTTATGCCAATCTCATTTGTGGTTGAGATAGACACGATCTTCTCCATTCTAATTCTTTGTGATTCGCCTGAGCCTGTCTTGAGAACAAGATACCAACCAGCACCCTGAGCACCTTTGTCTGCATTTGCGGCAGATTCAGCAGTATCTAAGAACACAAGCTTACGACCAGAAGCATCTTGCCTGATGCTGCCGTCTGCATTTACGTGTACAAATTTTGGACGATCTGCTGTTTTATCTTTCTTACCCCAAAGTGGCATGTGAGACTCCGTGTTAGTTACCTGAGATTATTTATCTAAATCCAATCTTTTTCAGCTTTGAGATGACTTCAGAACCAGTTGTAGCTTTGACTGGTATACCACCAGCAGCTTTGTACTCAACACAGTTCTTGTCGTAGTCATCAATCAAAATGGTTGGTCTACCATTTACAACCGCATACTTCTTCTTTTCAGAGCGTGTCACGAGATGAACCCCACTGAGGTTGTTCATGCCGAGATGTTTAGTCAACCAGCGCATTTTACCTTCACGACAAATGCTACCAGCTTTGCTACCACACGCACTAAGAATCTTTGGTTTGTACTTCTTCACGAAGTTCCAGATTGCTTTACCATCTGGCATGAAGTCCAGGTTTTCCCAAAAATTTGGGGTGTCATTTAGCACACCCCAACGAATCACATCAGCTTCTTCTTCGCTGTACTTATTCCAGAACGAGTTGTTCCACTCTGGGTAGCCAGCAGCGACAAGAGCTTTGTTAGCACCTTTCATCCAATCGACGATGGTTTCGTCCATGTCGAGGTAAATCTCAGGAAGAGCAGTTTGTGTTGGTGCTGCAACTGGAGCTTCAGTGATAAATTCTAAAAACGTCTTCATCAGAATTAAGCATCATCAACTTGATTTGCTGCTGTCATAGAAGCATGAACAAGAGCAGCATCAACCGCTTCGTTAAACTCAGGCAACCCCTCAACAAGAGTTCTCAAATCAGCAACACTGCGAGCACCAGGTAAGCTCACTGGTGGGTAAATGCGAGTACCTTCATTTGTTGCAAACTGAAGCAACATGCGATACTGCGTTGTGTTTGTGTATGGGTCGGTGTCTCGAATAACGTCAGCATGTTTTGGTGTTGCAATCGAAGCATCACCAACTGCTACTGCACCGTTTGTTGACAAGTCTTCAACGTCGATAGCTAAGTTTTCGTTCAAATCTACTTCATCTTCTTCTGAAACTTCATCAGACTCTTCGCCAATCTTAACATTTTCATTAAGTTTGTGTGTTTTCAGTTTCTTGAGAAGTTCATCAAGAGTTTTAGCACTCACATTAACTTCCTTATTAGGAGTTTTGTTTTTTGATACCTCGGCTTCCCATTTGTCTTTACCCAAAAAAGTTTCGCTCACATAGCCGTTGATTTTCTCAGCTTCAAAAGAAAAGTATACTTCACCGTCATAACCAAGTCCATAATCAGTAATTTTCACTTTGCTACCAAAATGCGTATTGAGCAACTTTTTTACATCAGATTTGGAATGTATTTTTGCTTCAGTTACAATTTTTTTGGCAGCTTTGATTGCTTTGTCTCGTGAACCAAGATACTCATCGGTACCAGACTCGATCTCACCGTCACCATCGTGATCTTTGTCTGCAAGCTCGTCTTCGTCCATTTGCTTTTTGATTTTGCCATCTTTGTTGTAGAGAACTTCATCACCAGGCATATGGTCTTCTTGAGCAACATCATCGCCACAACCGCACGAAGCTTCTTCAAGCTTAATTTGAACCCACGCATGAAGAGCTTTTCGATCTGCTTCATTAAGTTGAGCTTCACGCTTCACACCAAATTTGCGAAGACCTTCTGCAAGCAAATCACTAGCAAGCTTAGTACGCTTCTGTGCGCTATCAGAAACCACCTCAGTGACGGCATCAATTAATGACTTAGGCAAATCTCGTAGTGACATAACGGGTTCCTATTTTACAAAGTTCTTAAAGCTAATCAGTTTTCTTGTGGAAACAATCTCAAAGAACGTCTTTTCATTCTCTGTATTTAGTTTATCCAAATCGAATATGGTCTCACACCATATGGCTCGATAGTGAAGAGTGTGCTCGTTTGGAACTATGACGATCTGACCCGTTGTTCTCATTGAATTTCGAGTATCATCAAGTCGAAGTGGATTCATTTGTGGATTCTCATCATCGACGAGTGACATCGCTTCCAAAACCTCTTCGAAGGTCTTAGCTTTCTTCAGACCAGCTACAGCTTTCTTATATCGAACCTCAGATGACTCTCGCTTCTCTACTTGATCTGGAACCTCACGACTGTACCCAGTCCAGGTGAGAAAGATTCCATGATTCGTTCTGACTGCAATCTTCTCTTTTGGTACTTCCACAACCTTGTAGACATACTCATTCTCTCGAATGAAACCGCCCTCGATGAGAAAACATCGCTCTTTGTCTGCAACAATCGTGTTACCTGGTATTTCGAGTTCGATTAGAACACGAGCAGCATCAACAGCAGTTTTCTCGAAGAGTGCTGTGCGAATGCGAAGTCCATCTGGAGAGTAGAAAGTTCTTGGTTTTCTGTTAAGATCTGGCGTCTTCTTAGAAGCTTTTTCACCCTCAGCTTCATCTTCTTTCACCGTAACGCTTGCGCTGATGATACCCACACCAAATTCATTAACACCTTCTGTGTACTTGGTTTTTTCATCCCAGATATAGAGACGTTCGGTATTTTCTCGAAATGATTTGCGTATGCGAACGATAGGCTTATAGTTGCGGTCTCGGTTCTTTGCAAGCACCCATCCGATGTTCTCAATATACTTGCAAGCAACAACGCACATTACTTAGCCTTCTTATAGTCTGTTTGGTAAAAGCCTTTTCCTTTGAATTGTGGCTGACCAGTAACAGATATAAGACGCTCAACCTTATCTTTGCAGGTTGGACACTTCTTTAATGGTTCGTCAGAAATGCTCTGACGAACCTCAATGATTCCACAATTTTTACACGAATACTCGTAAAATGGCATACAAGCATGTATTTAGCATAAGTTATTGTGTCACCGTCTCGTCGGCAGCATTAGTGTCGGTCGTGTCTGGTGTCTTGCCGTTGGTCTTGTTGATGAGAGAGTTTGCTACCACTGCGATAGTGTCGAGAGCTTGCGACCACTGGTTAGCAGCAAATCCAGGAACTCGATCAAAATTTGAAAAGAACTGGTGTGCAGCTCGAAGAGCATTGATCTCTTGTTCTGCTGTCAGAGTTGGAGAAGATACCGCAACTTCAGGAGTTGTTTCTGTCGTCTCGGTTGTCTCTGCGGTCTCGGTAGCTTGAGTTGTTTGGTCTGAGGTTGTCATAGTGATACTCCACAAAAATAAAACAATTTTACATCAATTTCATATATGTTGTCAATTTATTATTGACCTGGCGTTGAGGATTTATAGCTCTTCACCAAGACCAATGTGCCATCTTCAAGATACTCAGGAACAAAATCCACTTCAGATTCAACTTCTACCGAAGGGTCAGTAGACTCTTGTTTCTTAGCATTTTGCTCTGCTCTCTTTTGAAGTTCTTTTTGACGCTTCTCAGCTTCTTTTTGTCGAAAGTCTTGCTCACGTGCTTTTTCCATCTCACGATTTTGGCGCACCTTCAACTCATCTTTTTCTCGTGTCTGTCGCTCACGAGCTTTGTCGGTGTTTGTCTTTGGCTTAGTGCTGTTCTTCTCAGCTTCAGCGATGTAGTGCTTGAACGTCTTCATATGTCTATTTATCGAGTATTGTTTTATAGGTTGTCTTAGGAAACTTATGTGCGATCTTCAACAAGTCTTTCATCTTAATACCAACCACGTAACATGGAACCTTACGATCACCATCGAGTGTCTTGAGTGCGAACAGTTGGTGATGACCATCTAGTATGTAATTATCATGTGACACAATAAATGGTTTTGGCTCTTTACCATCGACAAACTTCTGATACTTCTCTTTGACTTTATCGAGGTTCACTTCATTCTGTGTTGGCTTGAGTGTGTCAACAGGTATTGATCTGTTGCTGATGTCGATACCTCTTTTCTTCAAATCTTTGATAAACTCAGGAATGTGGTCTCGCTTGATTTGTGGCATCTCACGTCTAGGAATGTTCAACGTATTTTTCAGCGTCTTCACCTCTTCAACCATCTCGTGAATTTGCATGGCTGTGCGAAGATCATTGAACATAGCTTTCGCAAACCTGTCGCTCAGGTGCGAAAGAACGCCACTCTTGAAAAGATTGAAATCGTTACTTGCTGCTGCGGCCCTCATTTTTGATGCGCTCATACCAGTAACACCATCTGCATCTGGATCTCTGTCACCAGCACTGACAGCATCAAAAGAATTCAACGTAAATCGTTTTTCTGGATCGGGGTGGTTTATGTACTTAGCTAGAGAATCTTTCATCTCTTTGACACGATCAGAACCAGCTACAAGTATCACATCAGTAAACCCTTTGTTCTGAATGTACCCAAGAGCATCAAACGGCGTTTTTACCGAAGGGTCATACACAAGATACTTCTCAACATCAGGCATGCCCAAAGACAGATACTTAATCTTTTGCTTACTGGTGAGTGGATTCTTTTTTGGGTCTTGTGTGTGTGATACGAAAATGAACGGGGTTGCATTATTCTTCTTTGCAACTTCGAGAACTTTCTTGATCAATTTCTCATGACCAGATGTTGGTGGATTCATTCTACCAAACGCAAACACAGCACTCTTTTTCTTCACCACTTCAGATAGCGTTTTCATTTCAACCCCATTTGCACAAGAGATTTATACGTATCTGGAACCTCTTTCTGAATGTACGCTATTGCATTCTTGTTGTTGAGTCTCTTCACAACCGAGAGTAGCGATTCTTTGAGCACCTTAAATCGTTTATTGAGGGTTTCTGTGTAGTACTGATACAATCGAGCGAGCACTTTCTTTCTATTCTCACTCGTCAAATGCTTCATGAAGTCTCTCTTTGAGCCAGGAATTTTTTCGATGATTGACTCCATACCCTTTCGAGTGTCGTCGAGGTATTCAACAATCAGCGCATAGTGACGAACAATTTTACCTGCAATAAACAGAGCATTCTCATACCCCTCTTCATCTTTCGCTTGATTGAACTCAACAACCATGCGACTCTTGAGAGCATTGACTGTAGAGACGTAGTAATCTTTGAACCACAAGTCCATGTTTGCAATCATCTCTTGTGTGTGAGCGTTAAGTTCTTTTGGTTCATTGTAGTATGTACCACCAGAGAGGTCCAGAGTACCTTTAACTCTATACGAATTGGATTTGTATCTTGTATCATCAAGGTGGTGAATGAACTCATGTACAAAAACATCTCTGACATCATGCTGTAGTTTATCTACAGCATCGAGAATAATCTCGCAGTTCTTCATATCTTGATTTGGTTTGATCTTTTTGGCTGATGTAGGAAACAACTTTGCTAAATGGATGATGTCCATGTCATCACGCTGACTGAAGTAGCCACCAAACTTGTTTGTCATTGGTCCAAACCAAATTGTAATATCGAAGTAGTCGGGCTCTCGCAATAGTCTGCCAAGATTGAACCCAACATTGTCGTTTGCGGTATAGAAAACAAACGATGTGCCAATAGTACCTTTAGCTAAACACTCTCTCAGACGAGAAATCATTCTGTTGTACACACGTGCAGCTAATGATCGTGCTTTTTGATCGACGACAGGATTAGCTTCTGAAATGTACTGCTCAAATGACTTCATATACTATTTTTTAGATGACAAAAGTTCACCCAAGTATATCTTAGCTTCTGCGATCTTCACACTTTGTGTCTTGTCATCCCACACATAGATGGTGTCATTGAAACTGTTTCTCTGTCGAGATGCTACGGTTCTCTTTTCCATGTCTACGTAGTAGTCAAACTTTGCTGATTGACCTTTGAAGACATTCTTCTTGGTTGATGTGAACTTAGCAACCTTGTCTGGCGCACCAGTACTTCTGAGAAACTTAGAGAAGAGCTTCGCCGCTTGAGATGCATCAACAGTCTCTTCTGCAATTTTTGATACCGGCTTATTCGACCACATCTTGCACGACCAGTATCGTGCTTTCCACTTCGGACCTGGATCATCACAGTTGTGTCGTGCTCTAAAGTTAGCTCTTCTGTCATCACTGTCTCGTTTGATCTCCATGTTAGGATCACCAAACGTCACCTTAACAACATTACCTTTATCGTTCTTTACATACACCGCAAACTTCTTTGGTCCGTCTGGTGTTCTGAATGGTTTGTTCAATGTGACTTTCTTACCATCATGTTCTGCTTCTTCTTGAAGGTCATCTTCTTCTTTCATGCAAGAACCTTTCTCGTAAGGCTTCTTACCTGGTGTTGGCTTGTAACCATCCCAACAACGCTCATCGATAGACTCTTCTTCAGACACAGACTTTTTAACTCGATTCTTCGCAAGTGGCGAAATGAACTTGATGTCTGCTGCTGCAAGTTGCTTCAAGTGATCTTGAGGTAGGTTGTCAAGAAGAGCGATGAGCTTCTTGTATGCTGGTGAGGTTGGGTCCATTTTTTGTAATGTACCATACTCAGCTTTGAGCTTGTTGATGTGATCTTGACTGAATGACTCTGTTAAGAATTGCTTAAACGATTTCATGACTACCAACCCTTTTCCATAGTGAAGTTCGCTCGACTGAATTCGAGACGATCTACGAGTTTTACTGCGTTACCAATATGATCTACTGCAACGAAACCTTCAGGTGAAGTCACTTTGAACCCATCTGATGTTTCTAAGAACGTGCCAATCGAGCTGACCTTCTTGAGTTTAGACAACAACAATCCCTTCACACTTGTCATGAGTGCAGCAATCATGAACATGATAATAAACTGCTCTTTATGTGTGTTGATGAATTGAATGGTGTTCTTCAACTTTTGAGTTTTACCTTCTTTGCCACGGTCTGTCTTCAAAGCATCAATCTCAGATTGAAACTTACCTTTTATGAAAGTAACGAGACCAGTAGCATATTTTTTGGTACCTGAAATGCCCTCACCAACCTTCACCTTAGAGTTGATGTATGCTTTAACATAACCCACAATCTGTGGATCAGAAACAATCGCAGAAACACTCTGAGAGTCCATTTGACTAAGCAGCACTTTAATTTCACTCAGAATTGCTGTCACCATATCCGACTCATCTTTGGTGAGAGTTGCTGCACCAGAGGTGTCTCTAAAATTTGCATCAGTGACCCATACACGAGATGTGTGACGAAGACCCGAAATATCAGCACCAAACTTTGCTTTCAGACCTTGAATTGTGGCGCCGACGTAGGTTGTGTGAAATACGATACCCATGTTGGCGCCAAGAATGTGACGTGCTAAGTCTGAGTCTGCTGGTACCGCATACGTAATAGCATTAGGTTTGAATGTGACGAGTTTTTCACCATCGTAGTTGATATTGTCTAGTGCACCTTTGGTGAATAGTAAGTCACCCTGTATGATACCCTGTATGCCCAACTGCGAGAGGTTGTCGAGAGCAATCTTCAAAGTATCTGCAAGACCACCAGAATGGTTCTTGTCTATGTCAGCATGGGTGTAGTTGAGTTTGGGGTTTTTGTTGAACGCACTCTTCGTTGCAACAAAGAATTTGCCGTTTTCTGGATTTGTTCCACAAACAATCGCTGGTGCACCGTCCCATTTGACAGTTACGTTGACTGACGATTTCGATGAGCCAGACAACATATTTCGAAGACCACGCAAGAAGTTGAGAGCACGTTTTGTACCCGCAACACCACCATTGAAAATTTCATCTTCAAGATGTTCGAGGTGTGTGTTCTTGTCAGATGCTTCTGTAAGGTACTGTCTAAATGTTTTCATTGGTCGTATTATCTCAGACAACCAAGTATTTATGTCTAACTGGTTGCCATTAAATGAGCTAAGAGAGCTAACGCTAATGCTACTAAACCCAGAACAAGTTTTTCATCTCGGCCAATGTTATTGTCACTCATAACCACTACCTAGAACTGAAAGTCGTCGAATCCACTTTTGTCTCGCTTCTCAGACTTCATACCGTTTCCAAACTTACCCTTATCGAAAACTGGAGAATCATCAGTCTTCAAATCGGTGTTCACCAACTCTTGTTGTGCAGAGTCATCAAGATCAAAGAGCTTCATCTTGGAACGGTCGATACCGACAACAAACCGCTTGAGAGAATTGACATCATTGTAACGATTCTTGAGCTGCTTCACCAATATCTGACCCATTTGTTCAAGCTCTTCTGTTGTCGAGAGAGCAATCATGAAGTCTGCGGTAGCAGGTAAACCAAAAGACTCTGATGTGTTTTCAAGTCCGATGTCGCTCGATACGTAACCAGCACGATTGGTTTGTGTTGCAGTCCACATAGGCACGTTACACTCAACCGCAAGACCTCTAAACTCTTCTGCGATACTCTTGACGTAAGTGTAGCTGTTGATGTTGTTTGAGTTATTGATTCGTGCTGACGCTGCGATGTTGAGATAATCAACAAAGATCACATCAGGTACAAAATTCTTCTTGAGAGAAAGTTCATTCAAGAGTGCACGAAAATGTGTCGTCGTAGCTGTCGCTGTTGGATACTCTTTCACAATCAATCGACCTACCGTCTTGCTCTTGATAGCATCGATCTTCTTGTCGTACATATCTTTAGAGATATTCTGTAAGTCAGTGAGAGAGATGTTCAAGAGATTAGCATCAATACGCTCTGCAATTCTTTCTTCAGCCATTTCAAGGGTGATGTACAGAACATTCTTACCTGACATGAAGTAGCTCGCAGCCATATGACAGAGTGCAAGAGACTTACCAACTGCTGTACCTGCGAGAATCACATTCAGAGTTTTTCTAGGAACACCATTCTTGGTGATCTTATTCATACACTCTAAATCAAACGGAAACTTCTCTTCAACACGATGGTACGATTCATATCGAGCATCAGTGTCATCAAGGTAGCTGTGACCCACATTCGGATCAAACGAAACTGAAAGAGCATCGGTCAACATCTTGGGTATGTTACCACGACTGAACTTACTCTTCTTGTCGTCTGCAATCTTGATACTACCCAACAGTGCGATGTAGATCGCTCGATCTTTACACCACTCTTCAGTCTGCTCAATTAACCACTTGTCTTCAATTTGAGAATTCTCAAACGACACAATCATGTCTTTGACATTACTCTCTAGCTCACTACCAATCTTGTCATCTTTTGATACTGCGATGAGAAGAGCTTCTTTGCTAGGTCGAGCATCGTACTTGAGAATGAATTCAGATACTTTCTCAAAGACTAGCTTCTCAGCCATGTCAGAGAAATACTCTGGCTTAATGAACGGTAATACTCGTCGTGAATAAGACTCGTTAAAAATGAGACTCTTCAGAATCACGAGTTCGATACGATCATTTATCATCTTTTACTATCTCAAGAAACAATTTGCCGTCTTCGGTTTTAGCTGCGTTTGTGTGAGTTTCTATTATATCAAAAAGAATTTCGCCGAGCAACTTATCCATCTCTTTACTTACATGATCAGGAAATTCAACTCCACGAAGATGTTCAGGTACGTAAATGATGTCAGTCTGAAAGTTCAGCTTTGCATTTTCCATTCCGTTCTCTGTGTCTTTAGCAAAGAACTCACCATAGCTGTACAGAATTCCATTGAAAGGGGCACATGCAGTAGTCAACTGCACAACCCATTTCTTAGGATCTTTTGGATCAAAAACGATCTTGTACTTATCTCTAGTGGGCGTCATTCAACATCTCCTCTACAACGTCTTCAGTCTCGATACCACCAGTACCATAGCTAAACTCACGTTGAGCTGCTTCATCAATCTGTCTGAGAATATCTTCAGTGAAGAACTTCTCTGGGTTGTTGGTGATCTGCTTTTCGAATACTAGCTTGCCACCTCCAACATCAATCTTGGTAGATACCTTTTTGAAGATACCATGTTCGATTGCGAGGTCGGTAAGTCCGTAGTACCTGTCGAGACCCTTATCATACGAGAGCATCACGCTCGTCTCAGTGTTCTCTTTGGTTAAACGTGACTTGAGATTCTTACATCGAATGAAGATACCAGTCACATTACCCTCAGAGTCTTTGTTCTTTGACTTTGAGAGTGCGATGATGTTGTTTGCCGCATACTTCAAACCACCACCGCCACCCATTTCTTTTGTCGGAAACATACCCATCGTCTGATAAACGTGGTTCGTCACAAGAAGAGGTATCTTAGCTTTACTGAGCTTGAGTGTGAGTACACGAAACGCAGCACGAATTTCTGCGGTACGAGTCATGTCTTTTACCTCTTTACCAGTACCAGAGTCTGCCATCTCTTTTGTGGTCGATAACATACCAAGAGAATCGAGACACATCATGAGAGGTCTGCGTTCTTTTTCTGGTGTGGTGAGATGGTTTTCTACAACACGAAGAGCTTGTGTCTTGAACTGTTGAATAGTCTCTACAGGTACGATGAGTACACGCTTCGTGTCTACACCACGAGACTGAAGAATTTCTTTTGTTACTGAACCCTCAGACTCAAACACGATAGCGACTGCTTTATCATTCGTGTCGAGAAAGTTCTTGATGATACCAAGTGCAAAGAACGTCTTACCAGTTGCTTCTTCACCTGCAAGAGCACTGATCTTATTTGCTGGCATACCTTTGTAGATACTACCAGAGTAGAGAGCGTTGAGTGCATATGAACCAGTGTCGATGAAACCGACAACATCTGCTGATGTGCCTTCGTCTGCTACCGCAGCATATTCATTTTCAAGAACCTTCAATACATCAGCGAACGGGTTGTTTTTAGCCATACTGTCTCCTATAAATCGTCAAAGCTCATCGTTTTCTTGGTAGACCAATTTATCGCATCGAGAATAATCTTGAGTGGGTCCAAGAAAGTTTTTTCGAACTGAAGCTCGTAGTCTACGTACTTGTGAAGGTTCAACTCTTGTGGCAAACCATTTTCTGACATCGTGATAACATTTTGCTGAATGTGATTCGGTGTCTTCAAGTACAAGAATTTTATCTTGTCACCTTCTTGGATGCAAGGGTATTTTTTCTCAAGCTTCTTTTCTTTGATTAACTTGTTGTAGACAAGTGCACCTCGCACATGGATTGGAGTACCCTTACCAAAAATGGTTTTGTTATCTGCGTAGGTAGATATTCCGTTACACCCACGAGGAAACGCAACCGTCTCTGGACTGAGACTCTTAAACTCAGACTTGAACCCATCGATGTACTGATGCAACTCAGTCTGCGATTTCGTCAAGATGATGTTGATTGCGTCTTTAATTTTCTGGCGACAAACCTCTGGCGTTGACGACTTGACCGCTTCAATACCTTGGATTTTGAGCTTCGGCGTCTCATATCTCACACCCTCATTGTCATACACGTTAAGAATATACCGCTTCTTTGCAGTCCAGATTGCTTTGTCTGCGATTGACTCACGCTTCATTTGCATCTTCTGAGAGCGAGCGTTCAGATATTCACGAAGGTCTTTGCAGCTCTTGTCAATGATTGATTGAATCTTGGTGTTTGCAACCTTATCGAGAAAGTCTACGATCTTGATTTTGTCATCAGGTAGCTTGTCACCATACGCAGTCGTGACGAGATTCTTGAGGTTGAGGTAAATCGAGTCAGTGTCGATAGCAATAACATAATCGACCGATGATGTTTTGAGCAGATTGTTCAGATATGCGTTGATGTCTTTTGCAATCCACTGAATGACAAGCTGACCAGAAAGTGTCACCGCTTCTGCAAGTCGAATATCATAGAAACGAAAGTACTGATTACCCATCGCACCATACGCTGAGTTCAACTGAATCTTTTTGGTCAACTGAAAGTTGTGGTACTTCGAAATATCGAATGATAGTTTTCGAGCGTATGCTTTTAACTCAGCATCAGAGAGTTTTGACAAATCTTGCATGTTTGTAGTCTACTCGAATTTGAGAAGAATGTCATCTTTATTGTGAGAGTATTTTTCGTAAGCCACGCCAGAAGAATCAAACATGATGCGAGCACCTTCCATACTCTCTCGATAGCGATCAGTCGTATGTTCGTGGAGGTAAACGAGCTTCGATATTCCAGATTGCACGATTGCTTTCGCACACTCACTACATGGAAACCACGTCAAATACATCGTGCAACCTCTAACACTTTCTGAAGCATGAAAGATCGCATTTGGCTCAGAGTGCACAACATACATGTACTTGTTCTCTAATGGATTCTCGGACTCTTTACCCCACGGCAAGAGTGAATCGTTATTCAACCAGTGAGAGCATTTCGGCATACCGTTCCACCCTATGCCAATAACTCTGTTGTCGGGTGTCACAATACACGAACCGACCTGTGTACTTGGGTCTTTACTTCTCTGTGCAGCGAGAAGAGCAATACCCATGAAGTATTGGTGCCAGCTTATACTCATAAAGAACATTCGTGATAATTCAGGTCTTCAAAGTTGTGATTGTTGAAGATGCGGCGAATTTCATCCCATATGATATGTGATATATCGACCGATGGAATCATAAGCTCTGTTTGCCCACCAAAATTGAAGTCGATCACATCTTTTGCTGCAATATCATGGCGTCGAATAAGCTGTTTGAGTTGTTTCTCAATAGCAAGAATCTCATTTCGTGGTCCGGTCTTACACCACAAGAACCCACAGAACTGCCACAGCTTAGATGTTTTGTAGAAACGGTTCTTAGCTTTGTATGATTTGGTGGTACCGATCTTGGGATGAATCATGTTCGTTCGAACATTTCTGAAAATTGCAAGGTATAGTGTGGTGTCATACAAGTCAGACTTTGTGTTGAACCCCCTATAAATCAGGTGCTCATACTTAATCGTATGTACACGAGGTTTACCACCTATGATGTGCGGCTGCTCTACAAACTCAAGAAACATCTTGTAGTTTATATCCTCAACACCTCTCAGTTGCTCAAGAGAGAAACTGAACGTAGGGTATCGTGACAGAACCTTGTTGATGATGGCAACTTTTCTCTGCACCTTTCTTGGCAAATCTTTGACACGCAACATAATAACCCGAAATTTACTACAGACCCCTTCGATGAAGCTCTTCTTTGACACGCTCAAGCTCTTTCTGCGCTTCGATCATCTTCTTCTTGTAGGTCTTTCTGTCTTCGTACATTCGCATCAGAATGTCGGGTAAGAACCCGATACGATCATTGTTGAAGCAGTGACCATTTGCAGCGAGACTCACACCTTCAGACTTCAGTGATGAGGTATCAAACTCTCGATTGAGAAGAGACTTGATATTGACCTGTCGATACTTGTCAGTCACCAAACACTCAGGTGAGATGTTGAACTGTGCAATCAGATTTGGGTACAGAGAGTTCAAGTCGAACGAAACGACCCACTCATACATACCAGGCGTCACCTCTTTAACGTAAGCACCAGCGTACTCGGTATCTTTCTCATTATCACTGAGGCGAGGCAGCACGATGTTTTTCTTCTTGAGATCGTTGTAAATGATTGTGTCCCACATACGAACCTGTGCAAACACATCAGTGAAGTTTACTCGTGCATCATACGCAAGTGCACAACACATCTCGATCAGCTTCAGCTTCTCTTCGAGCTTCTTGATAAGCTCTACGTCTTTGATGTTATACTCGATGAACTTCTGGTAGTTGTTCTTGTACAGAGAGTGAAGCGAATCGTACTCTTCGTATGAGATTTTCTTCTCACCAAGCTCAACATAAGCGATGTAGTTCAGCTTCTCACTCTCTTGCTTCGGTTGAAACTTTCGGTACATCTCCATGTAGTCGAGGGTTGATACACCCACAAGCTCAACAGCGACTTGATGACGACCCTTGTAGTAAGCTTTGCGGGTAGAGAGGTATCGCCAAGGTGAAAGACGCTTCGCTTCTTTATCACCAAACACCTTCGAGATACGATTCACGAGGTAAGGTATATCGTAGAACTGAATGTTCCAACCAGTTACAACATCCGGAGCAATATGTTCCCAATGCTCCATGAAGCGTTGTAACAAATCAACTTCATTCTTACAGCGAATGTACTTGATTGAATCTTCTTTAGTTGTGAAATCACCACAGCCAAAAACGACATACGTACCCTTACTCTCAACAGTTATCGCAATTACCTCTTCAGTAGGATTTTCAGGTGGGGCAAAACCACCCTCAGACGCAACCTCAATATCGATGTTTGCGATGACTATCTCAGACATGTCATAGTCAACATACTCAGGAAACTCATCGCCGAGATATACGTAGTGGTACTTGGTGTTACCGAAATATACGAAGTTGTCTACACCCTCATACCGCCTCACGAACTCTTTAGCTTCACCGATGTCACCGAACTTGATCTTGTCAGCATACCTACCGTCGAGAGTCTTGTACTTGGTAGGTTTCGATGAGGGTAAGAATAGGGTAGGCTGAACGGTGAACTTTCTTGAGACACGCTCGCCGTTTTCTACACCACGATACAAAATGTTGTTACCAACACAGGTGCAATTCGTATAGAACTTTTGATGTGACATGTTTTCTATAATGACACAAAATTATGAATGTGTCAATTTGTACTCACTTTGGATAATTGAGGTGTGAAACTTACACGCTCTGGATTCCGCTATTTGTGGGAAGAATGATACCGCTACCAAAGATAGAGTTGTACTTATTGATAACTTCAGTCACTGGCTCATACTGACACAACACATGTTCAACACGTAGCGTAACGTGAGTTTGGGAAGAGAGAGGGTTGAATGGTGCCATGTGCACGTCGATATTGCCCGTCTGAGGGTTTCGTGATGCACCCACAAGAGTTGGATTATCAACTCGAACTGTCGATTCATCAATAACAGTAACCTCACCCAAAATTTCTTCACCAGTTAAGAGTCGAGTAATCGTGATAGCCATAGTGTAGTCCTTACGACAAGAAAAGTTTTTGTTCAGCTTTGCGTCGGCGAGTCAGACCTGCTAATTTTTTACCACCAGCTTTGTCCCACCTCAGAAATTGCTCTGCGGCAGATTCATAGTCACCACTATTGAGATTCTTCAAAAGTGTGGATTTTTGAAAGTTGCCGATACCCACATTATACACAAAAGCGACGAGGGCATCAAATTGATTTTGCGTTAATTCAACATCCACATTTTTGTTGACCGCATCTTCAAACACCTTGAGGTCTTGTTCCAGAAATACGTCTGCTTCTTCGGTTGTGAGTTGGGTACCCTCGGTGACTTTGTTTCCATTAATTCTGGTGGTTCCATATCCGACCGTCCACACATTAGCAGGGCACAAGTACGCTCTTGCACGAAAGCCTTCGAATTCTTTGATGAGGTTCTTACCAGCTTGACTTGTCTTTTTGTTCATACACGATCTTCATAATAGACTCTGTGTACTACATTTATGTGTGCTAGAAATCGCTCAGATTAAACGCCAGTCGATCCAAAACCACCACTGCGACTCTGCTTCGGTTTCGGTTTATCTTTGGTCTCTGCGATTGGGTAACGTGCATCGCACACCAATTCACCCTGACAGATTCGGTCTCCATGATTGATCTTGAACGCTACGTTCGACGTATTATGGATCGCTATGTAAACCTGGTCTGTGTAATCTTCGTCTACGACCCCCTCACAATTTGCGAGGTTGATTCCATGTTTGAATGCAAGTCCAGATCGTGGGTGCAAGCGGAGAGAATGATTCTTTGGAATCTCGAATATCAATCCAGTTGGAATCAACACTCTCGACATAGGGTGAACGAGAAGAATTCCATACTCATTGACGTGTACGAGGTCTTCTTCATTATTCCAACAACGTGACTTGACCGTGGTGTGTGGTATCAGACACGCATGAATATCAAAACATGCAGAGTCTTTTGTTGCATACTGAGGCAAGATTGCTTCTGGTTCTGTCTTGTAGACCTTCAGCATAGGGTTATGACTTGATGGTTGGTGTAGAAACTTGTGGCGTTTTCTTGTTGGTGCCGATGTTGTACTTCGGTTCAAGTTTCCAATTACCTTTGTCTTTATATGAGACTATTTTCACTGACGAGATACTAGCAACAGGCTGTGCACTCTTCGTCTTATCAACAAGAGAAATCAAACCCCACTCAGCAAGAATGTTTGCAATCGTGTTTCGTCGTGCTATATCTTCTTCGGTGATGGTGGTTGGTTTACCGTCGAGCTTGAACAGCTCTTTGAAGTGCACGATGTAGTATCGACTCTCTTTGGTGTCTTTGTCTCGCTTGTGAAGAATGTGGCAAGACTGATAAAGGGTCTTCTCTTTTTTGGATGCAACCCCAATACGGGTCAGTGTCTCTTTCACCTTCAAGAAATCATCAGGTGCCGACAGCTTCACTTCAATCAAATCATTTATTACATTAGACATATATGCACTCAATAATTACAGCCGCATACATTTATTTAGCAATTTGCGAATTGCACGAACGAAAAGATTTCCCTTTGGTGGGCAAATGACCTGCTCAATCTGTTTCAGGGTGCGATAGCAATCACGTATGTTCTGATTGTTGTCTTCGATCAGTGCTGAAAGTTCACGTGATACTCTTAGAAGCTCTTCAAAAGAGTCATCATGCTTTTTTTCTCTTTGCATTGTGACCACCCTTGTTCAACTTATTCTTCATGTACTCGATGTCTTCAGCAGAAAGAATCGACAATGCTTCTTTCGCACGAAGCTTACTGTATCCAAAATACTCTTTGATGAGATCGAGATTCGCTTGCTCATCTTCTTTCACGTACTTGAAGAAGCGTCTCTCTTTCTTGATTGAGTGAAGATAGTAATCGTACTGCAATCGCTTCGGCAGAAAGTGGCGAGTGTTCATCTCATTCGCATACATAATCGTCGTCTGGTTCATCGACAAGAATCGGTTGACTATGTATGGCGAATACTGCGACTCGTTCTCTTCTGTCAGAATATCTTTCTTCTGCTCTGCAAGGTCTTTCAAGAAATCAAATACACTGATCTTATGCGAACTCACAATTCACCATTATCTCGATGAGACATGCTAAAAGATTGATCTCTGTGTCCATACTGAATGCAGACTTGTACTGGTAGTCTGCAATATGCAAGATTGCTTGTGGCACAGAAGTCGGCTTCAGATGATCTTTCAAACCATCATACAACTTGCGATACACACGTGATGGATCATTATCGACATTCTCAACAACCCACTCACGAACATCACCAAACTTCTTCGCTTTCAGTGCAAGGTACAGCTTGTTGACATTAATCTCACCAGCGAACGAGAGAATACCCTCATCAATCTTACCATTAGCTTTACTGAATGACTGAAGCTCATTCAAGATTCGACGAAAATCAGGAAAGTACTTCACGACAACATTCGCAAGAACCTTACCATCAAACTGAATCTCTTCAGTCTCAAGAATCTTTGCAACTCTCTTGTAGATTTGCTCTATGATTACCTTCTTGTCATCTTTACTGATCTTGAACTCTTTGACTGCACACCGAGAATGAATCGGTTCGATCAACTTGTTCTTGTAGTTACAGGTAAGAATGAACGAACAGTTCTTTGAGAATTCTTCCATGACACTACGAAGTGCAGGTTGAAAACTCTGCGGATTCAAGTAATCTGCCTCGTCAAGAATGACAACTCGACGCTTACCATCAAATGAAATCGCAGAAGCAAACTGCTTTACGGTATTTCTGAGTGTGTCAATATTTCTATCGTCAGAAGCATTGATCAAGATGTAGGTTGCATCAAGCTCATTACAAAGTGCTCGTGCAACCGTAGTCTTACCAGTACCAGCAGAACCACACAAAAGAAGATGAGGTATTTCGCCAGAAGCTACAATACCCTTGAAGATCGATTTGAGATTGTTGGGTAAGATACACTCATCAATGGTCTTAGGACGATACTTCTCAACCCACAAAATATGTTCACGTTGTTGCATAATACCATAATCAATTACATCATTCACAAACACCCGAAGAGTATTGCACTCTTCGGGCTCAAGATAGAGACAGATCGGTTATACCGATTCCATCACAATCCAATACTCAAGAGGAGTATTCTTGTTTGAGAAATGTGTAATAGTCGGACTTACACTGACCTCATACGTTCCAGGCAAAACCCGAAGATTATCGAGAAGAAGGTTATGTTGAAACTTCTTCGCTGCGGCATCTGAAATCTGAAGTGTGAAGTTACCCAAAGTATCGTTCGATACGTCTTGTGCAACAACCTTAACACCAGAAGAATCACCAATAAAACTAATGTACGGGAGATGCATCACCGTTGCAGCTTGACGAAGACTCTTCAAATCTTCTTCACTCAAAGTGAATTTCTCTACAACCGCATCATCTTTGAACATGTTAGGAATCTTCTGACGAAGAGGCGCAGCATCTTGCACCACAGAAGGATCTGCGTAACAGTAATTTACTGATCGGTGGTTGTTCTTGATAACAACCTTATCGCTCTTGAAATCGAAATCAGGATTATCGAAAAGCGAAGATACAGTCAAAAGACTGTTAAGATCATGAATTGCAAAATCGTTCGGTAAGCTCTCAGGTAATTTTGCATCAGCAAGAATGCGCTTCGATGCGTCTACGGTGACGATATTATTACCACGACGAATAAGAATGGTGGTATTGATCTCAGAGAAGTTCTTCAAAATTCTAATGGTTTCTTGCGACAGCTTCATAACAATCCTCAAAATGAAAAAAGTACAACTGAGGAAATGGAGTAAACCTCAGTTGTACTATAGGTTAGCTTAATTACTCAACAGAGTCAAGCAAAGAAGCTGGTGTTGCATCAACATTAAGTCGATATGCTGTTACACGTACACCACCTCGTGTAGAAACCTTGTTGGTGTAAATTGGGAATCCCTCTTCACGAAGTTCATGAATTCGGGCAGCGAGACGCTTGATCCCAAACTTAGAAGCAGCTTCGGTTACAGTCAAATTCTTACCGGAGCTAAGTCGCTTAACAAGTCGTGTGCGTTGTGTCTTGGTTGCCATAATTGTCCTCATCATTACATGTTAATATTAACGTAGACAGATTTGCCGTCTATTCAAATACTGTAGCATGCCTAATTTTTGCTTGCAAGAAAATAAGCATAAAAAAAGCCCCGCACTTTCGTGCGAGGCTCAAAACTCAGGTGAGTCAAGTTGAGTTTATGATTTATTAGTCAATATGGAAATGATGTCATGCTCTTGAGCCTCTAAGCTTGGCTCGGTTTCAGCAGCGACAGGTTTCTCCATTTCTGGATGGAGCAAAGGATCGATGCTCTCATAGAAATTGAGGAATGACGTTTTGGTACTATCATCGAATCGAGCAATACACAATTCGATTGCTTGGCGACGAATATCACCAAGAGCTTTCTTATCATCTTCAGACGGATGACCAAGAATTGCATACGCATTAATGATATGTACGAGACGGCGAGTGGAAATCAAGTCAGAAGTTCCACCAGTTTCGAATGTTTTTCGGGTACCGATTGCCCAAGTTACGAGCTTCTGAATGAAGTCATCCATCATATCACTCTTGAGGTCGTGACTTCCACACAACTTCTTGAGAATGCTCTTCTCAACACGCTCTTCTGGATATTTCTGCTCAAACGTGGCACAGAAACGCTCAAGGAAAGCTTCATTAAGGATATTCGTACCTACGAATTTACCCGTTTCAGAACCTTGACCTTTAGTGTTCGCAGTAGCTACGATAGTGAACCCAGGCGATGGCTTCACGTACTGATTGATCTTCTTGAGAAGAATACCCTTACCCTCAAGTACAGGCTGAAGACAAAGAAGCTTATTGCTACCGAGATCGACCTCATCAAGTAAGAGTACACCACCAGACTTCATCGCACGAATAACCGGACCATCAAACCACTTGGTACTATCGTTCACAAGACGGAAACCACCAAGAAGATCATCTTCATCGGTCTCAATCGTGATGTTCACACGATACAATTCACGGTCGTGGTGAGCGCAAGCTTGCTCAACACCGAATGTTTTACCGTTACCAGAAAGTCCGGTAATGAAGATCGGGTAGAACATACGTGACGAGATGATGCGAGACACGAGATCAAAGTCGCCGTGTTTCACGAAGAGCTTATCAACTTCTGGAATGAGGTTGGTATGAAGAGTCTCGGCAGCGAAGTTATAGACAACCGCAGACGAAGGCTCAACGGTCGCAGAAGGTGTCGGCAATTTTTCAACAACAGGAGCAGGCGTCGAGTGAGCCACAGGCTCAGATACATCAGAGATGCGAAACGCACCACGACCTACTTTGAAGTTATGTTGCTTCGAGTTACAGAAGTGATAAGCTTCTTTGAGAAGATTATACTTTGTGCCGAGCTTGATTGCATCGGTACGACTGAATTCAGAAGTGCCGAAATTAGCTTGCAACAGCGAAAAGAATTTTTGCTTAGTTGTTGTATCCATTTGACTCACCTATTCACATTATCAACTATTGACTATAGAACCATTATACCACGGACTGAACTATGGCGTCAACCACTATTTTGAGGTCAACAATATCAGTAAGTTAGGTACTATTTTTTGGTCAATTTTTCACGAAATCCACGTGACATTAAGCTTTCTGGTGCTTCAACCGACTCGAATGCGAACGTGCGATGACCTTTCATCTTCGTGTAATATGAACCGATAGCGTTCGGTTTCCACTTACCAACTTTCACTTCAACCTTCAAGCCCGGCCATCTGCCGGATGCTGTACCTATCAGTATGGCTTCGTCACTATTAGAATCTTTGTAGAGTACAGAGTCTTGATCGTACTTCACACCCACGTTCTGTAAGAAGTGTTTCAGTCTACCCGAATCTTGCGATGAAGATATGACCAAGAAAGACTTCTCAATCACCTTCTGCTCTTCGGGTGTACCTGGGTTTTCGATGTAGTGACCCGTAACCGGCACATACCCGAACCCTGCACTACGTATATCAGACATGAGCTGAGAGTTTCGTTTCTCATTCTGCTGAACCGAGTATTGACCTCGATATGCTGTAATCATACCAAGGTTCGATTCTTGCGAGTGTTGATATATTCTCGACAAGCTCGATTCATGGAGTTGTTGTTGCTTGAATGTAAACATACGATCACCTACGAAATATGTTCGATGAACCTATTTAACAACACACGACTCACCATCTTCTGAGACATCTGGCTTGCGAACTCTTTTTGTACAGTACGCATAACCTTCTTAGCTTGCTTCTCATCTTCCCAATCGATGTTAGTGTCAACCTCAGACTCGAATTCATCAGAAGCTACATTCAACCCGTTACCGCTTGGAATAACATAGTACGCATCGTACCCGTCTACGTTGTTGATCTCTGCGAACTTGTTCTTCTTGTACGAGTCCATAAGAGCGTCACTTCGCTTACGATCTTGAGTCATCTGTTCTATTCTACTTTGAGCATCACGCTTCTTAGCAAGGAAGAACCCGATAACTTTTGCATCGGTCTGCTCTTTCAGAATGTTAAGAAGCGTTGAGGTGCTGTTATCAATCAACCACTGCTTACGTGACTTGAGATCACGTATGTAGTTACGACTATCTTTGCTTGCCATAGAGTAGCGACTAGCCCAGTATGACTCACCAACGTAGGTGTCTGTACCGTTGTCGTCGGTGTAGGTAAGTCCGTGAGTGTCTTCACCATCAGTCAAGAAGATCGTATTTACAATATCAAGGTTGTTGTTGTTTCTGAACGAATTAACAACCGTGATAGCTGAAATAATCGCTGGATTTAATGGTGTACAATTTAACTGCTCTTGTGTTGGCAACCCTGTGTACGTGGTGCGGTTATAGTACTGCATCATACACATGATGTTCTGAAGTGCGTCATTGAATTCAACACCAGTCATCTTATTGGTGAAGTATTGACGTAAGCAGAACCGATCATCAAAGTACAACGTACCATACTTTCGTGGGTGTGAAACGAGACCTTCACGAGCACAATACGAATCGGTAAATCCGTAAACCTCGAATGGTATATTCACTCGGCGACAGAAAAGTACAAGGTTAAGAAGTTGCTCAAACGTACCTGCAATATTCTCGTACATGCTACTCGAAAGATCGATGAACATGACAAGTCCGTGCGACTTACCTTGTGGTATTGTCGTAACCTTCTTGAAAACGTCATCACTGTAGCGATATGAGTGAACACGATTCATATCAAGGGTACCAGTCTTAGAAGTGAGCGCACGAACATCAAGACGTGCTTTCTTCTTCATCTCGAAGATGTTTGCCATTTGATTCACAACATTCTTCGAATTGTTCTTGAATTGGTGTACGTGCTTACCTGCCCAGTCAAATACCTGTGGGTAGTACTTTGAGTAGTACTCACGTATTTGAGCATGAACACGCTTGTGAGGTACGATGATCTTGTCTAACTCAGTACTAGGCAAGTTTACATACACGTTATTCTTGACGTTCTTCGCAACAAGGTCTTGCAGTGCTTTATCGAAGTGTTTTTGAGTCTCGATCTTGATCTTACTCTGTTTATTGTTATCTGACTGAGCATTAGGAGATTGTGAGTCTTCTTTCTCTTTCTCACCATCTTCATTCTCTTGTTGCTCACCGTTAGGTGCTGCACGATACATGCCAGACTTTTCACCCTCTTCTTGTTGTTGACCTGAACCTTGCTCGTCACCCTCTTTAATCTCGTACTCAGACGACTCGTCATTATTGTTTTCGCTCGGCTTAGACTTACCTTGCGACTCTTCATTCTTCTCTACGAATTCCATAAGCTCTTTAGCGAGCGAGAGAACTTCGGTAAAAGACTTACAAGCATTAACACGATCAACCCACGGCTTCTCTTTATCAGAGAACGGTACGTTGACATACCCGAAATGACCTACCTTGAAGTGAATGTTGAGACGGTCGAGCAAACCGTACTCTTTAATGTCACGACCAACGGTACCGAAAAGATTAGACTTCTCAAGCTCATCATAACCAGATCGAAACGCACGAATCGTACCAGGATATTTCTGTTGAATAAGCTTCTCGATGCGTACATCTTCAACGATGTTCACCACGTTCTTGAATTCAACATTCTTTTCTTTCATGATCTGACTTTCCCACTCTTCTTTCGGAGTGTAGAGAGCGTGACCAACTTCATGGGAAATGAGAAGAGTGTACACGTCATCAGAGATGTTTTTCCAGTTAGGAAGATACAGCTTACGCTTCATGAGATCGAACGCAGCCGTTGGTACATCGGCATGTTCTACAAGAAGGTTTTCGGTAGCCATGAGTTTGGCTAAGTTCTCTTTTGATGTTGTTCGATTATTGCTCATGATGACACCTTTTTCGTAATACCTACTAAGTATAGCATATTACAACAGAATATGTCAACCATCATTTTACGTAGTATAAAGTATTGAAAATACTACTTTTTATATCTGAGGTACAGCATTAAATTGGTAAAAGAGAACAACGCATTCATGGAATAGCTGATTGCGAGAATTGAGATGCCCGTACTAATCAATACGTAGGTGAGCATACATGAGCACCCACAACAGACCCACATGAGAGAATATGGCGACAAACCACCCACGTTCTTCGTTTTGATAGATCGAATTATTTGAGGAATACCACTCGTCGAAAGTAACAACACCCCGATGTACGCAAAAAGTATTTCCATCTATCGAGGTCGATACTTGAAGTAGAGAATGATGTTCGTGAATACGAGAGCTGTGTTGAGTGAGTAATTGATTACCAAAGGAAGTTGCGCTGATGTGAAAACAACGTAGATACCCATGAGAAGACAACCCACACCCCACAGTAAAAGCATGTTGAGCGAAAGACCTGTAACATCTTTCGTCTTAAAGGTTGTGTATAGTTGAGGTGCAGAACTGAATGAGAGTAGTAGTGCACCAAGGTGTCCAATTAATTCGATCATATTTTCTTGTACACAAAAATCGGCTCATACTTGAGCCAGCTAGTCTTTGATTGTGCTCTCGTACCTTTCTTCGGTTCTTTAACTCGACAGAAATTCTTCGCTGACGGTTTACCAGTATCAGGATCTACTCTGTTACCACCTGGCATTTGTGCAAGTGCCATTTTAATCATGGTAACTTTTTGCATACCGAGAGATTCTAGTATCTCGTTAGAAATTCGTTCAAGCGGCAGAATGTGTGCTCCGAATTTTGCATCTGCAATATTCCACAACAAGTATCGGTTTGGTGCTAACCACTCAACAGCAGTTTCGAGAGTTGGTCTCAAGAAACCCTCTACCCATGTATCAAACGTATTAAACTTGATTGCGCTTTGTGCAGGGTCATCTGAGTACACTTCTTTTGCAAAGTATGGTGGACTCGTAAACACCAAGTCAACCTTACCCCTATACTTCTGAAACTCTGCTTGCTCTCGCATTACCTCAGACCCACACTGATATATCTCGTAGGTGTGTGGCTCATTTGAAAACACGGTAGTTGTGCAGTTGTTGTAAAAGTCTGCAAGCTCATGGTACTTGGTTCTACCTGGTGTTGTATTATGGTCTGTGTTTGGATCAGTACCAATATAGTGAATTTTACGCACGTCATTCTCGACAGACATCGCACCTAAAATTCTACCGCCCCACCCTGCTGATGGGTCCCAGATTGTGATTCGATCTTGCGTCTTAAACTCTTCGGTGAATTTTTCGTAGAGGTACTTAGCAGTCAGAGGTGGAAAGTTCACCGCATACTGACACACCGATACACGAAATGCTTTGAACCCGACTGGGAAAAGCTTCTGACCTCTCTTGAATACACGAATCTGAAAGATGCTTCGGTTTTTGTAATCGATATTGGTTTTACACTTGTCAGGTATGAGTGAACCTAGTCTTTCAATATCATCTGACGTGACGTTCAAGAAGGTGCGGTTCTTTACAGACTCACCATACCCTGTATACTCAGCATCATCAGCTTTTGGTTCTAACCAATAATCAAACTCGTGCTCAATAAGAGATCTGCGTGATTCGTAGTTCTTGATCCAATCGACACCTGTATCTTCTTTGATGTAGTACTTCTTCAAGAATTCATTGATGTTGTCATTTTCATGAAACAACTTCACAGGGTGTGAGTGACTGTAGAATGAGTCTCGCTTGAAATGTCTGCGACCATACAAGACCATCTTCTCGAAAAGATCAGGGTCTTTGAAATGATCATAGATCGACAAACCATTTGTTGTATCAGAAGTATAATTGATCTTGGTTGCCATCATGGTTGGAAAAAACTGATTCGCAGCATTACCAATAATGCTCGTGTTACGAATACAGTCTTTCTCACCAGTCTCTTCATCGACACATTCAAAGCCATCGACAGGGTGGTGAACAGGGTAATACCGCATCTCTTTGAATTGCTCACGCATCTCTTGTTCAGAGATGCCAACACGAGGTGGGTTTCCTAATTCGTCCCAGATTCGAACAACTTCTGCTCGCATATCTGCAACCCAAGTACGAAACTCAGGTTCAGACATCCACAGAACCTCTTCGAAGGTCTTATTTACTGGACTTTTTAGAAGCTCGTCGTTTCTTTCGTAGAACCACTTTTTCATGTTTGATCACATCAACATTAAACGCAGAATCAATAACAGGCATACCAATATGATCAGCTATACCGTGATTGAGTACATCAGCAGAATCGAGGTACCAGTTTGCGTGTTTCTTCTCAGCAACTATCTTCTGAAAGTGTCCTTTCTTTTTTCCACATCTGTCGTCGAGCATTTCGAATATTTTGTTATTCAGTCGCTCACCCTCGCCGACATCTGCTTTGAGTTCTTCGATTTTACCGAACGACACTGTAGCTACGTCATGCACCATTACTGTAGAGTGTTCACCAACAAATCGCAGACCTGGTGAACCACATGCTAAAAGAATACTGCCGCAACTCATCGCTTTACCAAGAGCAACGGTAGCTATCGGTTTTACTGCGGTTGACATGATGTCAAGCATCGCAAGAAGTGAATACACTTCACCACCAAAACTATCGATTAAGATAGGAATAATAGGAAGACTGCTGTTGTTCAAGTCGTCAAAGTCACTCTTGAAGCACTTAACACCATACTCAGTGAACTCATTTACGACTATTGCATTTTTGACCTTCGGTTCATTTGTCATGAAATACCTTTCTCGATCAGAAGTATCTGTCATATCAGATAATGTTACTAAAATTTTTGTTCTTTGTAAAGCGAATAGTTTTCTGGAACTTGTCAGAAATTGTTTCTTTGTGGGAAATCACAAATACGTTTGTGTCTTTGAACATGTCAGAATTTAGCAACGCAAGAACATTCTCGGTTGCGCTCGTGTCCAAGTAACTATCCAAAACTTCATCCATAATGAGAAGGTTTGTATTCACGCTGTTCTTCATTTTGGCAATCGTGCGCCATGTGAACAGAAGTGCTAGATCGATTCTTTGCTTCTCACCCTCAGAGAAGTTTTCATATGAGAAATCATCACGACCACGAGACTTGATACTCTCATTGAACTCTTCATCGATATGAAACGATACGAAGAAATTCATCGCATTCAAGAACACGTTGGTGTGCTTGTTAATCAGTGGTAAGTACTGCTTGATGATACGTGCTTTAACGCCATTATCTTTGAGCAGCATGGTTGCAAGGTCTTGTACGTTCTTCTGTATTGAGAATTGCTCACGCTGAGATTCTAATCGAACGCCCTCTTCGGTGAGCTTCTGAAGTTCTTCACTCTTATCGCTCGGTGCTGATTGCTGTTCTTTAAGCTCTATGGTGTTCTGTGCAAGCTTCTTGATGAACTGATTGATACCGCTAATGACACTCTCGTTTTTGCCAATCTGGTAGTTGATCTTATCGATTTCATCTTCGACATTTTTGACTTCTTCCATACGAGTGATGAAACGTGTGAGTGCAGTTTCAGCATCTGCGAGACCTGTTTGCCACTCTTGAATCTTGTCACCCTTCTTCTTGATCTCTACAAGCTTGAACGAATCTGGAATGTCTTGAGAGCAAGTTGGACATGTATGGTTCTCTTCATAGAACGTAATCTCTCGCTTCGTCTTCTTCACGTTCGAATCGAGCTTACTCTTGATGTCTTTGATCTTATCGATCTGTGTGAGAACTTCATCTTTGAAGTTGATCTTCTGCTGAAGGTCACGAATCACATCACGAGATTGCTCATTCTCACCACGAATCTGTTCGATGTCAGCTTTATGCTTTTCGATGAGAGCTAGATTTTCTTGTATCTTCTCTTCTTTATCTTTCGAGATGTCACTGATATACTTCTCCTGTATGCTGATCTTCTCTTTGACAATCGATGCGGTAAACTCATTCTCTTGTATAGACTGCTTCAGAGTTGATGCTCGCTGTTTGAGTAGTGTGTTCATGACAGAGAAAATCTCAATGTCGAGAAGACCTTCAATAATCACTCGTCTGTCTGCTGGTTTGAGCTGCATGAATGGTGTAAAGTTAGAAGCACCAAGCACGATGATCTGGGTAAATGCTTTGAAGTTGAACTTGAGAATGTTTCGCTCAAGGTACTGTTGGTAGTCTTTAGAATGAGAGTCTTGATTGACAAGTACGTTATCGCAGAAAATCTCAAACACGGTAGGTTTGATACCACGTCGAATCATGTACTCTTGCGAACCAATAGCAAACTCAACCTCAACAAGACAGTTCTTGCCATTCACCATGTTGACGAGTTGGTTCTTGTTGATGTTACGAAATGGTCGGTTGAACAACGCAAATGCAATAGCGTCGAGCAGTGTGCTCTTGCCGCTACCTGATTGACCAAGCAAGATAGTACTGTGCTTGTCATTCAGTTTAATCTCGGTGAAGTTGTTACCCGTTGATAGAAGGTTTTTCCATCGAATCGTTTTGAAGATTATCATCCCGAACCCTGCACTTGCTCATTAGAATTGAGTGCTTCGATATACAAGTCTCGCAGTAAATCATTTAGCTGATTTTTGTGCGTACCAATTTCTAATGTATCGACACACTCTTTGAGAATCGTGAGTGTATCTTTAGTCTCATCAAATGTTTCATCTTCGCTTGAAAGCTCTTCAAACGAAGCTTCGATCACTGATATGTCGCAAGGGTTGTGCTTATGCAGATTCTCTAAAAATTGATCAAACCAGTATGGGTTGTTCTTCTTCTGAACGATGACCTTGACGAACATGCCCGTAATCTTCGAGTAGTCTTTTGCCATCAATTCTTCGAACGTCTCGTTCGTGTCGTTGTAGTAAATCTTCTGGTAAATCTGAATTGGGTTCTCAACAAACGTAAGCTCAAGCGTTTCTGTGTCGAGTACATGAAACCCACGACTGTTACCATAATCACCCCACATCATAGGGTATGGTGAACCAAGGTAGTGAATACCACCTCTGCTTGATTTGCAGTGAAAGTGACCAGAGAATGTCATGTAGAACTTGTCGAACAGTTCACTACGCAGACCTTTATCAACATTCAAATGACCGGCATGCATCTCAAACCCGATAAGCTCAAGATGACCCATACAGAATTTTGCACTAGACTCTTCAAGCATCTTGAGAGAACGCTCTTGGTTGTCTTCACAGATCCACGGTAGGTAGAGAACCTTGTGGGTATCAAGAACAACTTCTGATGGTTCAGCATAAATGTTGAACTTGTCGTATACCTTTAGAAGCTCTTCAACGCTGTTGATAGCATTCGTGTTCTTGTAGTACGTGTCATGATTACCAATCAGAATATCGACACGATCACACATGTTGTTGAGTGGTTCGAAGACTCGTTTCTGCCATGAGTGTAGAGTGTGAAAGTTGATGTACTTTCGTCTATCGAATACGTCACCAAGGTGCAACACTGTCTTGATGTTGTTGTCTTTCAAGTACGGAAAGAATATCTCTTCGTAAAACCGAAGAAAGTATTCGTTCATAGCGTGACTGTCGTTACCAGCACCAGAATGCGTGTCTGTAATTATCGCAACTTTCATTATTCGTTACGGGCTATTCGGGTCCCAATCCATGTTATACTCATCAGTACCAGGTGGTGTTGCTGATGAATTCTCGACTTTCTTAGTCGGGTAAAATAAATCATACAACAAATCGATTGTGGATTCAAGATTTATTCCAGTGTTTTTGTATGGTCTGATGATTTCTGTAGCTTGATCAACAATGTGTGCAGTTCCAATTAAACCAATATCTGCAACAATCTTGTCAAACACTTCTCTGGAAGTGGATGTTCTAATCTGACAGTGACGATACAGACTGTCTAACAGCTTCTCTCGTTTCGTGGTGTCGTCCATTTGCGATGACCAAATATGTCTCTTACTCATCAAGTGTTTCGATAATCTTTTCGAAGCCGACTTTCTTTGCAGTCTTCTTCTTGTTTGACTTGATCTTGCGCTTCTTCTCTTCTTGTCTCTTTTCAAAATTCTGTAAGAACTCATGCATGTTCAGATCAGCATAGTCACTACCATACTTCTGACTAGAATTTATGCCATCTTCTTGTGATAAGTCTATGAGCGATTCTTCGATGATGCGATACTTGGTTGCAAGGTGTTTCTTCTCTCGTTCAATACGTCTTACGAAAGCGAAGTAAATGATCTGTGTGAAGTATGCGAATGGATTTGATGACTTCTTTGGATTAAAGTTGTTCAAGTACTGAAGAGAGTTCTCGATGCCGTCTGAGATCATCTCTTCTCGAAAGGGGTAGTTCACGAAGTTTGGTTTATTAGCAAGCTTGTTTGCAATCGAAACAATACACTCACCGATGTAGTTTGAAATCTGTGGTGCTGGTTTTCCTAGTTTCTTTGCTTTCTTCACCGCAGCAATATGCAGTTTCATTTCTTTCAGAAACTCTGGGTTGTTGACGTAGTGAAGTTTTCGTTTAGAAGTCTCTTGCTTTACCATCAGTATACACTAACACATTTAATGTGAATGTAAACTTTTTTGTGAGTGGATGATCTACGCTGAGTAGAAAAAGAAAGAGAACCTTGAAAGTCCTCCTATTAACGCTTTACTAAAAGAATACTAATAGATTACGGAATCGATTATGCAACGAGCTACACTCGTATATATCATTCCAAGAGGGGTATTGGAGGGTTCCAGAGAAAAAAGTTTAGTGGAGCTTTTAAGGGGTTGAAACTGAAGAAAAGTTTTTTTCAAACACTATACTGTTTTTCAGTATGGATGACTGAAACACCCCTACTCAAACCTTCTGAAGCATCCAAACGGCTAATCCTATTGATACTTAAAGGAACGAGGACGTGTCATGACTCAGAATCGTTAATCTCATTAAAAGCGGGTATTGTAACGTACTGGTTTCACTACCAGAAAAAGGACCATTATTGTATGTCGTCGTCTTCGAATTTGTGCTTTTTAAGCTTCTCGCTCAACTTGTGCTTCTCAACACGCTCTTCTGGTGAAAGATCATCTTCGATGTCACCAGTTGACTCAGCTTCGGTGAGTTGTTCGTAGAGTTTGTCCATGAGAACGAGATCGATGTAGTGTGCTTCAAGATTCTTGTTTGGATCACCAAGTGTAATCACTCGCTGCTTGTCGAGTGGCAGTGTCGTGTCTCTAATTGCAGGAATCCAATCGATGAGGTAGAGTGCATGAACCTTCGCTGTTGGATCATACTCAGAAACCACCTTCATTGGATTTGTCACGAATAGCAGATTGTCGAGAGTGTATCCATCATCAGTATTTGTTTCGGTTGCTCCATCTTGCACAACCCCGATGATTTCGTCACCTGAGACTAACTTGATAACTTTGAGACTTGGTGTTGACATGATGTGGTACCTCTCTTAATTATTTATGCTAGAACAAATTCACCTTGTGGAGCTTGTATTTGAACTTCTCTTCATTGTAAATCTTCACTCGCTCTAAGAAGTGCTTCACCGCAAAATTCTTGTAAGACTTGTCGGTTAGATCATCTACGATGTCATAGAGTGTTGCTTTGTCTGAGTGATCTCCAATACGAAGTGTACGACCAATCGATTGAAGTGTTTTGATTCTCGACTTGGTTGGTGATGCGAAGATGATGTTCTCCAGATTACGAATGTTCACACCCGTACTGAACACACCTGTCGATGCGACGATGATTGCATTACGCTCGTTCTCGGTAATGTTTCTGATCTCTTCTCGTGTGTCAGCGTCTGTTTGTCCAGAAACGAAGAACACCTTTCTGTTTGGATCTATGCTGTGTGCCTTTTCTTTGATCATCTCGTAGAGTATTTTTCCGTGAGAATCGACAAATTGAAAAAGCACGAGACAATTCGATTTTGTGTTGACTGCAAGGTTTCTGATGAAGTTGTTTCGTTTCTGATTTTCAACAAGAAATTTTATTTCATCATTATACTTGACTTTCTTAATCTGCTTGCATACACTCGGATCATACTTGAGAACAACACACTCGATTTTCAAATCAGCAAGCTGTTTCTTCTCGATCAATTTTTTTGTAGTGGTTACTGAGAATGTTCTACCGAAAAGTCCTTCTAACACTAGCTTGTGTGTTTGTGTTCCATCTAGTGTGCCTGTTGTACCGAATCTATACTTTGTATTTTCAAGCTTAGACATGATACCAGTGAGCGACTTTGCTTTGAACAGATGCACTTCGTCACCGATGACGACATCGAATTGTGCAAACCATTCTTTCGGTAGTTTGTATATCGATTGCCATGTTGAGATGACGACTTTTTTGTTTGTGATTTTTTCTTGTCCGCTGTATATTGGGTGACATGTTTTATCGACAGAGAACGTCGATTGGTTTTTAGCATACTCTTTGAAATCGGAGAACATTTGTGAAACAAGCGATATGGTGGGTACTATTATTAGTGTCTTTCGGTTGTAGTATCGTGCTAGTGCATAGATTATCAGTGATTTGCCAGAACCAGTCGGCGACAAGAGCAGTGTTCGATTGGTCTGAATTGCGTTTTGAATTGCTTGTGCCTGATAGTCTCTTGCTTCAAATGGAAGCTCTAACGATTCAAGAAAAGCTTTTGTATCGTCTAACGAGAACTGATTCTTCTCAACCAATTTTGGGTCTACCTCAAGGGTATATGAGCGAGACCTACAGAATTCTTTCAAGTAGTCGAGTAAGCCAATGTAGAGGGTGTAGTTCATGAGATTGAAGAGACGAAGTTTACCGTCCCACATTCTCATCTTGTATGCTGGCATGAACTTGTAACCAGGTACAAAGAAGCTAAAGAACTCTGACACCTCACGTGCGATACCCGAATCGCAAGAAAGCTGAAAGTAAACTTCATTGATTTTGGTTAGTACGATTTTCTCCATGCACCTAATTCAGCACAAATCCATTTTGGATATTTAGGTGCTAAAAAAGATGCTGGTTTTGATAGAGAACTCTTATAAATGTGAGTGATAGTATGTCACCTCACAATACCATAGTGTATCTTGTCACCAACACTACTACCAAAAAGAGGTATGTTGGAATATCATCTCTAACTCTACAGCAAAGACAATACTACCACTATCATGCAGCGAAACATAACAGCCAGCTACTATTCCACAGAGCATTGAGGAAATACAAACCCGAAGAGTGGTTATGGGAAATAGTTTTGGAGACTAATGATGAGGTCGAAGCCAAACGGCATGAGATGGTGTTGATAGAAAAGTATCAGACACAATATACGAATGGATATAACATGACACAAGGTGGTGATGGTCTTCTAGGATACAAACATAAAGAAGAGACTAAGAGAAAAATATCCCAAGCAAATATGGGAAACAAATCATCTCTTGGATATAAACATACAGAAGAAACTCGGTTAAAGATGAGTCTTTCTCAAAAGGGTAGGCGCCACTCGGAAGAGACTAAGTTAAAGATGTCCATGACGATGAGAGGTAAGAAAAGAAGTGAAATTGGAAGAGCAAACATATCTAAAGCTCAAGCCGGAATCAAAAGATCGACAATACGCCCTGTAGAAATACTAGACAACACAAATAACGCCAAAGAGCGACCAAAATCATTGAAGCTGTGGTGTGAAATGAAAGGATACAAATACAGTGCTGTGTATATGTCAATTCAAAGAACTGGAAAATACAAACACTATAGTTTTAATTACCATTAGTCCATCGAATGTAGTCTATCGCATTTTTGATTAGGAAACCACGGGTGTTGAGAGTCTTGATGATGTCTTCTAAGAATTGTACCTTCTCTTTCTGTACGCTCATCTTGAGCAATCGCTCTGCAATCTCTTTGTCTGCTTCCATGTAGACTTGAAGATCGTTCTTGAGTACGAATTGAAATGGTTCCCATCCATATTCATCCAATTCGCTCTTTGACATCTTACCTGTGTAGTACTCGTGCTTGAGCTTGTAAAACTGCTTATACGCTTGTTCTTCAGCTTTTAATTGCACCTTCTCTCTCAGGTATAGCTTGTAGTATTTCTGATGAAGGGTGGGTATTTTAAGACTCTCAGAATCGAGATCTGTTCTATCGATCTTTACGTCTTGTTCCCAGAGAGCTTCAATTTCTTCAAGTTTCATAATGTAGGTGATAGAATCAGGTTACTCGATATGCGTACCAGTTATTCTGGAACTCAATACTGTTACTGTAATCATCATACAGTAAATCTTCAGTACGCTCAACATTTTTCCAGGTATACTTGACGGTGAGTGTTCCAAAAGTGTTTGCGTAGTTGTAATTATCAGGGCAGTTCTGAACCACCTCTGCAAATATAGTGTTACCCGTGTATGGAAAACACACGACGATTGAATCGCCTACTACTAGGTTTGCAATCCACTCAGGTGCTTTACTCATCGTCTACGTTTGAATTTTGCATTACCCACTCTAAGAAATGTGGGTTGTCTTTGAGTACGGTGTGTAGACCGTTTGCCATCTTTCTGACAACTCGCTCTTCTTCTCGAAGATTTCTGAAATTGATGTCAAACATGTACACAACGCCATGGAGCATCTCATGTAGAATCGTATTAACGATCTCAGACTTCTTCTGCTTCGATAGGTATGCTATGTGACCAAGTTCAGGCACACACATACCTACAGCTTTGTGCTTAACGCTCCACTTCTTCGAGCGTGGCATAAGCTTGAAGTCAAGATAGCCAATCTTGATTCTCTTTGGAGTCTTTCTTCGTTTGGTCTGTCTTTGTGCCATAGTTTTACCCGATCTTTTCTACTGTGAAATAGTCATACTTAAAAGAAACTGTGCATGTCACATACGCAACGTCTTGGTCGGTAGTGTCAAATACAGCTTCGCTCAAACTTACTGGATGTAAATCTACAAACTTGATTGCAACACTAGGGTTGTTTGCACTAGAGTTGATGAGAAGAACACCTTGACCGTACAGGTCGCCGTTCGCTCGTGGAGTGATTGTGGTTCTCTTCTGACCATCGAGGTTCTTGATTGCACCTCGTTTGAGCGCACCATACTGTGCTTGATTTTCTGGGAAAGCAATACCTTGCATCCACGAAAAGATCTCGAACCAATTACGCATACCCTCATCAACTTTGAAGTCGATTGAGAGTTCGCCAAAGTTCATGTGATCGCCTGGGTATGGTATGTTTACGAACGGCGTAGCACCCGTAACAGATGCGATGTTGAGTGATGGTATGTTGATCTTCTGTACGAAGAAATTGAAATCAACAAGTCGATCTACTCGAAAGTCGAATGTCAACGGCGACTGAAAATTTCTGCTTTTAAGATCAGTGATTGACATAAGCTGCTGTAATTGATATTGTTATCATATATTTATGATACCTGTACTCTGGACCAGAATCAAGCCGAAATTAAAAAATCGTTTTGGAACACAAAATCCAAGCCACAAAAAAGGGTCCCGAAGGACCCTTTTTCTTGGATTACTGAGAAATCTCTAACGAATTAGAGAAGGTTCTCGATAGTAATCTTACGGTAGTAGCGGTTCTCACCATTGTTGAGAGCACCAGTT